TAAACCAATTATTTATGATTTACATTTAACAAAATATACATCAGAATTTCAATCAGAAACAGGTAATTTTGTAATAGATGCAAGTTTTGTTGCCATGACATTTGCACCATTAAATGATATTTTATTTCAACTTTCTATTTTTAATAATAAATAGTTAAAACCCAATTAAAGTAAAATAAAAAAAAACAGTGTATTTATATTAAAATTTATTGAAAATGAGTGATGGTACTAGTAATGTCATTTTAATTGACCCCAATACTTTTAACATTAACAATAGAATTGTTAATAGTATTCCACAATATCAAAATATGTATATTTTTAATGATAAAATTGAAATTAATCAAGAAATTCCTGAAAATGAATATAGTATGGAAGAAAATATAAAAAACGATAATTTTTCAGAAATAGAATATATAGAAAATGAAACAATTGAAAAAGAAAATGAAATAATTGTCGAAAAACCAAAAAAATCCATTGCTGATTTAAGTAAATCTGAATATAGACAATATTTAAGAACAGGTATAATTCCAGAATAAAAAAAGAGAATTAAAACTATTTATAAAAAAAATAAATTTGAATTAATTAAATATATATGATATGGGTGATATGTTAATAAAAGTGCCAATGCAACACGAACCAAAAAGAAAAAATAGATATTTTGCTCATTTTGGTACTGATATTGGTATTGAAACTTGGGCAATTCGTAAATTTAAAAGACCTTCAATGAAAATAAATAAAATTGAAATACCATACATGAATGAACAGAATTATGTTGCGGGTAGATATACATGGGATTCGGTTAATGTTACTTTTCTTGACCCAATCGGTCCTTCTTCCTCACAAATTCTCATGGAATGGGTTCGTTTACATGCAGAATCCATAACTGGTCGTATGGGTTATGCTGCTGGTTATAAAAAAACCATAACATTAGAATCGTTAGACCCAACGGGTATTGCTATTGAAAAATGGACACTTGAAGATTGTCAAATTATTAGTATTGATTTTGGTGATAATGATTATAGTAGTGATGACCTAACTGAAATTTCATTAGAATTACAACCTTGGAGATGTATTCTTAATATGTAAATATTATTTATTCTTAAGTTTAAAAGCAATTATATTTAATTATATAATTGCTTTTTTTAATTAATAACAATATTTTTTTGAAGCATTGGTTCAAATTGTAGTTCTTCCAACATTCTAATTATTTCTGTTTTTTCTGCTGGTAATGCAGAATATCCATGAATATGATTAATTAAAACATTTCTAAATATTTCTAAAATTTCTAATAACACATCACCACGAACTAAAGGATGTGTATTATCAAATATTCTTTTTCTATCTTCAAATTTTAATTTTGTTGTTTTTAAATTTGGATTACCATCATGTGAAATTAAAGCAATTTTATCACTGGTCATGATAATATTACTTTGATATTCATCTTTTTTTTCTATATTTGGTTCAAAAACTAAACTAATTTGTGCTGGATTTTTTATGTTTAATTTTAAAGGATTATCATTTTCATGTTTTCCTGCACGTATATGAACTTCATTTAATCTTAATATAACATCAGTATTAACACGACCAATAATTGCAACATCTGTTTTTGTAGGGTAAATACCTTCAGCATCTGGATATGTAGATGGTGCTTTTTCAGGTGCTAATCCCATTTCTTTATCAATATTAGACCTTGCACTAAAAATATAATCACCACCAATTTTATGTGGTTGTGATATAATACTACCTAACCAAAATCTACCTTTTTGATTAAAACTAATATCTTCAATGAATACCCTAACCGTTTCATTAATTTTTGGATATACATGAAAAAATTTTGGTAATAAGGGATAACACCACGATAAATTTTCAGGATTATCTTTATCTATTTGACTATCTAAATCTGGAATATATACTTTAATTCTCATACCATCAGTCTTATCATCAATATCTAAAACAGTACCATAAAAAATTGTTCTTTGTGGTACTATTGTAGATGGTGATTTTCTTAATGGATTACTAGTATGTGTTATTTTATTTATATAACTATCTAACATATTATTATCTTTTATCTAATTCTTCGTGTATTAAACTATTTAATGTTTTTAAATCTTCTAAAATTTTTAAATTTTCGTTTATTTTATTTTGTAATTCTTCAACCGTCAATAAATCTTTAATAATTTCTTGTTTAAGTGATTCGTGTTCACTTCTAATATCATTACTATATTTTAGTAATTCTATTTGTGTATAATCTGTTAAATCCATATTTTTATTGTATTATACCATATCCTTTTGTTATCGTAATTGTTGAACCATATACTGAAACAGGACCTGCTGGTGATATTCCCGCAGCAGATAATGTTATTCCTGGTGGTATAGCAACACTAATAATTGCATCAGTTTGAAGTGCTTTAATTATTTCTTCAACTCTAATTTTTTCCATAATTTCATCAGGATTTGCATTGCCATTTGGTAATACACCAATTGGTAATCCTGCTTCACTTTTTCTTTTAATAATTTCATGTGCAATTTTACTTGCAGATAAACCACCACGTTGTGGAACACCAACCAAAATTAATGGTGTTGGTATTGGTGGTGGACTTCCAATTGATGATAATTTTAAAATTTTAGTAAAACCACCAATAATAGAATCAATATTGGTATAATCAATATTCATTATATTTATTTTAATGTTTTTAATTTTTTTACATTAACCCATTTCCAACCCAATATTAATCTTGTTAATATTTTTCTAACTAAATTAGGTTTAGAAGTTGTAGCCATTTGTGTACCATTAACATTACCATCAATTAAATACACACCAACTATTTGTTTATTAACTTTTTGGTCTATAATCATAATATTTTAGATTTTATTGTTGAAACTAATGACATAAGACTATTTTCCCAAGATTCTAATCTTTCTTTCATTCGTTCTTTTATTTCTGGTTTAATTAATTTAACTAAATATTTAACAACTAAAGCAAAAATAAATGCACCTACAATAAGCATAATTTCTTTTTTCATACAAAAAATAATTCTTTTCCATTTTTTTAAATCATCTTTTGCTTTTTCTAACATAACTTCACCATTATTAACAATAGCACTATATATTGCCATTAACATTCTTACTTGTGGTGCTGTTGTAACTGCTTCTAATAATTTAAGAATAATTGTTTTTATAAATTTAACAAAAAAACCGTCCTTAAAACTTCTTTTATCGGAATCATCAGAAGTATTTATGCTATTTTCCATTATATCACTAACAATATTACCAACTTCATTAGGATTTTTATTAGAATCATTTATATCCACCATCATTTTTTGTAATGATTCCATTGGTAATTCACCATAATATACTTCGTATTCAATTTCTTCAGGTATAAAACCTTGAACTATTTTACAATTAATATCATAAGTTACTAAACCATTAGAAATTTGTTCCGCTTCTAAATCTAAATCAGGATAATTTTCTATATTAACATCATATGGATTATCTTCATCATTTAAAACATTTTCTAATATTTTTTCAGTTAAAAGTTCATCTAAAACCTCTTCTTTTGTTTTATTTTGTGATTTAGATAATGTTCCAAATAATTTATCCATTGCATTGCCAACAATTTCATCTGAATTTATTATATTTGTATTATCAATAAAATTATTAAAATAATCACCAACATTTACATCTATAGGCTTTAATAAAAAACTATCATTATCAGGATTATAATTTACTAATGTATTGTGACAAGGAATATTTGAACTTGGATTATTAATGGCATTTCTTAACATTCTATCACCATTATTATTCGAATCACCATACAATAAATTTCCACCCTTTTCTTCATCTGTTGGCAATACTTTTAATTTTTTTTTACTATCGAGAGTTTTTACCTTAACATTTACATCAAATTCTGGTAATGAGTTATCGGCATTTGATTGAACAAATTGTTTTTTTAATCCACTTTTTAATTGAGATTCTGAATTATTTAATATATCAACAAGAAAAGAACCAATTAAAAATTTTAATGCTTCAGTTCCTGCAATTGCTTTTAATACATCCAACATAAATGAAATAGAATCTTTAGAATTATTAACAGAAGAATAACTATCTTTTACTTCTGGTTTATTTCCAGATTTAGAAGAAAATGCTTTAATGTCTGAAAAGACATTTCTTTTATTGTTAATTCTACTCATTACTTTCTTTTCTTTTACGTTCTATTTCTTTTGCAACAAATGATAATAATTCATTTCTTCTTGCATCAGTAACATCACCCTTTTCTTCATCATCAGAAGATGTTTTTTCGGTTTTTTTCTCAAAAACAACTTCTTTAAGATATTTAAGTAACATTATTTTTTGGTCTTGATTTTTTGCTTCAGCAGCAATAAGTTTAACAATTTGGTCACCAATAGCAGCAACTTCTCCATTGTCTTTTACTTTTAATTCCCATTTAGTAAATAATCTAGTGATTTTTGCTTTAATATTATGGGATTCATTATATATTTCTTGAAGTAGTTTATTAACACTTTCTTCATCAAATTTTAATTCTTTACGTTTAGGTCTTGCCATAATTATTAGTTTTAGTACATATAAATAGTAATAATTAAAATTTATTAATCATCATATATTTCTTTTTTTTCAAAAAAATAAATATCTTTAAATGGTTTTATTCCCATTCTTATTTCTTTTGTGTTTAATCCTGTTTGTTCTTTTAAAAATAATAGAATTTTATTTTTTGTAAATTTATTTGTTATTTTTTTATTATAATTACCTTCTGGTGTTTCTTCCATAAATAATTCTTGCCAATTTGATAAAATATTTATTATAGCATCCCCAACAATAATTTCATTTTTTTTTAAATTTTTATCGTTTTCTAATTTATTTTGAATTTTTTTTATAATATTATTAATTAATATTTCTAATTTATTAAGATAATCAATATCCATTTCATAAATATAGTCATTTTCTTTATTAATTTCTTCTATATATTCATCGTAGCATAAATTAACCATCTTATCGTTATATGTTTTTTTACTATGGTCTTTATAGTAATTACGAACAATTGTTTGACAATAACTATATGCTTTAGAACAGAAAATTCTATATTTAATATTTTCATTATTATTTTTTAACGAAAGTAATTTTTCATCAGCATTTTTTTTATATAAGAATCTATAACCATCACCCAATTTAATCCATTTTTCATCATGATAAAATTCAATAATATATGGTTTATATTTAACCATTTGGTCAATCATATGGCTAAGAGCATTTGATTCAATTTCTTCCATTTCATAATTACCAATATGTATTGGATATCTTCTTAATATTGACTGTATCATTTTTCTAAATGGTTCTATTAAAATCTCATTATAAATTCTATTTTTTTCTTCTTTAGAATTTGATTTAATATAATTTATAACAGCCCTTTCTTCTTTTTCACCAAAATATTGATTAGTTTCTTCTTTTTCCATTCAATAAAAAACATTAAAAATAATATGATATTTTCACATATTTTTCATATTCATTTTTTATTATATATTTATATTTAAATAAATTTATAAATAAAAATGTTTATTTTTCTTGAAGTTTACTTATATCAATTTCTCTATCTGTAGTGAAATTAGACTCTTTAAACGCAGTTTCAAACCAAAATTTTCGTTCATCCATTGGCATATTTTTTAAATATCCATCAAATAAACTACCTTCACGATTAATTAAATGTCTATATCCGATTTTTGGTATTGCAAATATTTTAGATGCATTATTTAATGCTCTAAGAATAAATTCATACATAAAAGTTAGTTTTATGTTTCTTTTATATCTACCCAAATTAATAAATTCAGATTTTTTTATTGCAGCACCACTTAATTTAAAATCAGTATATTGTTTTATTGAATTTAAATTCAAATATCCCAATTCACCATTTTCACCAACAAATTGTTGTGACCAAACCATTTCATTAGTTAATTTAATACCTTTATTTTCATTTGTTACTTCAATCATCATTATTAAAAAAATATCAATGTTGGGATATGCTTTTACATATTCATTAATATTTTTTAAATACGTTAACCCCAATTCGTCATCAAATTCAAGAACAGTAAAATAATCAGTATTAACACTATCAACAGCAAGATTTACCTGAGATTGATAATCAGTATTTCCATTATTTTTTATTAGTTTAAAATTATAATTAAAATATTTTTCTTTAATAAAATTATTAATTTCATTTTCTATTGTTGATGAATAAACAATTAAAACGTCTGGTTTTTCAACTTCTTGTTGATTTATAATTGATTCAATCGCTTTATTTAAATATGTTGAAATATTATCATTAAATTCATGTATTGGAATTATTATTGATGTACTATTCATTTTCTTTAGTATTTTCATTATTGTTATTTTTATTAGATTCTAATGCGGATTTAAATAAATTAATTCTTTCGTTTACATATCCACTATAAATCTCAACCAATTCTTTTTCAGAATTATCTTGATTGTATTTTGATGCAATCTTATCCATATTATCATAAATTTCTTTAGATATATTATCATCTAAAAATTTGACTAATGTATCTGCAATTAAAATTGGTAAATCATAATAATTATTAGTCCAAACGCCACAATTATCAATTGCTTTTATTGGTTTATCACCATCTTCACTTCTTTCAACCATATATTCAGGAATAATATCTGGTTTTAAACAAATAGGAACAACGCCTGATTTCATACATTCAAGAGGAAATGTACCAAAACTTGAGATTCTATCAATCCAAACAGCAGCAAAATTTTCACTCAATCTTTTTGCAAAATCAACCCTACGCATTTGTTGTGGTGGTTTACTTTTAGTTAACATTGGGTCAAAAGTAATCCAATTAAATTCAGGGTATTTAAGAAAAAACAATTTAACTAATTTACTAATTTCATTTGGATTTCTACCAATAATTGATACTACTGGTTTTTTTGGTCTTTCTGTTTTTTCAAAATAATCAGGAATTCCTATTGTATATGATTTAGTTTTATATTTTTTTCCAAAATATAATTCAATAAATTCCTCAAGTGTTTTTGAAGTAGTAATAATATTATTAATACCAAACATTTCCCAATTTATACCTGGTATTAAACTATTTAACATATAATCAATAGATTGTAAAAATCCTATTCTTAAACAAGGTAAATTTTTAGTATGTTCCATGATATTTGAATAAACTTCAGGAATTATCATAATATCTTCAGGACCGACACTTAATTTATTATTTTCATCCATTGATAAATGTTTAATATCGGTTAATTCACTCTCAATCCAATTAGGTTTTACATAATCATTTTTTTCTGTGAATATAATTACATCATATCCCATTCTTTTTACAACAGTGGCATGAAAATATAACTCATATATACTTGCTACTGGTGATTGTGATTCGGGTATACAAAAAATAAATTTAGATTTTTTATTTTCTAAATTATTTAAAGAAATTTTAATTTTTTCAAATTTTTCTTTTTCAACATCTTCAATTGATTTTTCAATATTTTTATCCATTTTCATTTTTTTTATATTTTATTATTTTTTCAAAATCCTTATTTTCTATTAATTCTGCTATTTGTAAAATTTCCATTGAATATGAATTAAACTTTTCATTATATGGTCTTTTTACTTTTATTAGTTTTTTAAACCAAGGTGTTCCTAATTTTAATATTTCTGGGTCTGTTGTTATTAAAATATCAATATTATTCCACATTTCAATAGATTTTTTTACAAATCGAATGTTTTCAAATCTACTTTTAATTTTACTTAAAAAGAATAATGTGGGTGGTATACTAAATCTATTTTCAACAGAAAATAATGTAAAATTAACAGTATCACAATATTTATCATAAAATTTATTAACATCAACATCCATATTTCTATACATCATCGGTGCTGAACCATGTATTTCAAATAAGTAATCTTCATACATGAATCTATTATAAACTTCTTTTGATGTTAATTTTATTTTATTCTCCTTTTTAAATAATAAAAAATCAGCAGGTGCTTCATTTTTATCATTCAATTGATATTCTAATGGACTTATATTTTCTGGAATATCTTCTGGCTCTTTAAGTTCTTTAATTATTTCTTCAACATCATTAAATTTATAATTATTAAAGAAATCATAAACATATTCCTGTTCTTTTGGAACACCATCTAAACCAAATTCTTCAACATAATACTTATCAAATTGTAACCATTTCGCCCTTAATATTTCATCAATATCAATTCCAACATTTTTTTTATTTATTTTCATTTTCTAATTCATTTATTTGATAATTAAGTAAATTATTTAATTTTTTCATCATTTCATTATGTTCTTTAATTAATGCTTCTTCAGTAACATATCTCGGATTAATACATTCAATTTTAGTATCAATTGTATTTGTTGGTATAACTATTATTTCACCTTCAAATCTTTCAGGTGTAATTTTTTTTGTAACTTTTTTTACAAAATCTTCAATATCTGCTAATCTAATATTAGCAACACCAACATAAATAACTAAAATCATATTACTCATTTTTAATTAATATTTTTCTATATATATAATACGTTTTTTTTATAAAAATCTTGAAATTTTTATAATTTTATTTTTTTGTAGTATTTATAAAAAAAATAATGGTTATTTATAAAAATTTATAAAAATGTCTGAAGAAAAAAATTTTTCTCAAAAAAAGGGTATTTCTGACCTTCTAAAAAAATATAGAAGTCAAAAAGATAATGTTGAAAATGAAAATACAAATCAAATCAACATTCCAAAACCACAAGAAAATACACCTAATTTACAACAATTTAATCATGAAGAATTTGAAAAAGCCATGTCTAAAGAAACCGACCCAGATTTAATTACAACTTATGAAATTGTTAAATTACCATCTAAAGGTTTATTTTATAAAAATGGTCTTTCTGAAATAAATGTCGAATATATGACATCAAAAGATGAAGATTTATTAACTACTTCATCATTAATTGAAAGTGGTGTTGTTTTAGACTTACTATTGAAAAGAAAAATAAAAACACCAAATGTTAATCCAGAAGATTTATTACCAGGTGACCGTAATGCAATTTTACTGTTTTTACGTATAACAAGTTATGGTTCTGATTATACTGTTCAAGTAACTGACCCAAGAACAGGTGTTCCATTTAAAACAACAGTTGATTTAACAAAACTTAAATATAAAAAAATTGAAGAAAAACCAAACGATAATGGTTTGTTTAGTGTTGATTTACCAATGCGTAAAAAAAATGTACTTTTTAAACTATTAACTGTTGGTGAAGATACAAGAATATATAAAACTGCTGAATCTTTAAAAGAAGCAAAAAATGAAGAATTTAGTCAGTATTCTACCATGAGATTAGTTGCAAGTATTGTATCAATAGATGGTAATACTAATAAAACATATATTAGTAAGTTTGTTGATGCAATGCCAGCATTGGATGCATACGCAATTCGTAAAAAAATGTTGGATGTTAGTCCTGATGTTGATATGGATTATGTCTTTACTGCTAAAGATGGATATACTTTCAATGCTAATTTAACAATTGGTTTAGATTTTTTTTTCCCAAGCATCTAGCGGAAGATTATAAAAAAATGGTAAATGAAGAAATTTATGTTCTTACTAAACACGCTAAATTTCAAAGCGAATATATTGAAAATATACCCGTTTATCGAAGAAGATATTTTTTATATCTGTTTGAAAAAGAAATGGAAGAATTAAAAAAACTACAAGAAAAAGAAATCAAAAAAAGACCAAGATTTTAAAATTTTGGTCTTTTTTTATTTATAATAATCGTAATTTAAAATTTTATTAAAATTTACCAATAACTATTTATAGTAAAATATTATCACTATGAGCAAAATGTCACCTGAAGAAGTTAGAAAAACATTTGAAGAATATCAAAAATTAAATAAAGAACTTCAAAAATCAAGAAAATCTTTAATTAATCTTGGTGATTATGAACGTGCTAGAGCAATTACTGTTGAAATTATTGCAAATAATGAAAAAATTGTAAATCAATTAAAAAATAATACTAAAGGTTTAACAGACGAACAATTAAAACAATACAATAAATTAATTGATATTCAAAAAGAATTAAATAACGAACTTGATAATGAATATAAAAGAAGAAAACATATTATAAGTTCATTAAAACATAGTTTTGATTTATTAGTAAGTGGTTATAAATATTTACAACAACAGGATAAAATCATAAAAAATACCATTCTTAATCTAGGAATGAGTGGGAACAAAGCAGAATTAATGCGAGGTTCTTTTGAAAGAAGTGCAATGTTTGTTGCTAGATTGGGTGGTAATCTTGAAGTTATTCAAACCATGATGACTGGATTTGCCGATGAAACAGGTAGGTCACGTGCATTAACATCAGATATGGTTAAGGATATTACTGTTATTGGTAAAGGTACTGGTCTTGGAATTGAACAGGCAACTAAACTTTCAGCACAATTTGAAGCAATTGGTATTAATACAAAAGGTGCTTTAGATTATGTTCAGGGTGTTGTTGATACTTCTGAAAGAATGGGTGTTAATACCACAAAAGTATTAAAAAATATTACTGATAATTTTAAAAAACTACAAACCTTCCATTTTCAACAGGGTGTTAGAGGTTTTAGAGAAATGGCAGAATATGCTGAAAAATTTAAAGTTGATATTTCCGATGCATTAAATTCTGCTGAAATTGCAAGAACACTTGAAGGGGCTATTGGTATGGTAGCAAATTTACAGGTAATGGGTGGTGAATTTGCTAAATTGGATATGTTTGAAACACTATATTTTGCACGTAATGACCCTGCTAAACTTCAAGCAAAAATTGGGGAAATGACAAAGGGTATTGTTACACTTCGTAAAAATAGTGAAGGTACTTTTGAAAAATTTATTAGTCCTGCTGACCGTGATAGGCTTGCTGCTGCTGGTAAAGCATTGGGTATTACTACGGATAAAATGACAGAAATGGCATTAAGAGCATTTGATATCGGAAAAATGTCACAGGAATTATCTGGTATGGGTTTAACAAATGAACAAAAACAACTAATTGAAGGTGCTGCATTTTTTAATCAACAAACTGGTAAATTTCAAGTTCAACTTGGTGAAGATATGAAAAATATCAGTGAATTAACAATACAACAGGCTAAATCTTTTGCACAAGAACAAAAACTATTAAAAGACCGTGCAAAAGAAGCAATGACTTTTGATGAAACATTTAAAGCAACAATAGAAATGTTAAAAGCAGGATTATTACCATTATTAAATAATATAAATAAAGCATTGTTATGGATAAGTAAGTATTCAGATAAATTATTTGAAGGAAAGGGTATTGTTATTGCTGCTACCACATTATTTGCTGGTGCTAAATTATTTTTTCTTTCTTCAAAACTTCTTAATAGAGCATTTGATAATTACATATCATATAATAAATTAAGTTTTAGAAATTTAGCAGCAACTAATTCTGGTGGTCTTTCTAGTCTTTTTAGTAAAAGTGTTGGTATTGGTGATTCATTAACACCAACAACAGGAAAAGGAAGTAGTGGTTTAGCAGATATGAGAAGGGGTATTGGTGCTGGTGCTGAAGCAGAGGGTAGGGGTATTGGTGCTGGTGCTGAAGCAAAGGGTAGGGGTATTGGTGCTGGTGCTGAAGCAAAGGGTATTGGAATGAAAAGACTTGGTACTGGTGCAGGTATTGGTGCTGCTGCTTTAGGAATTGGTGGCGGTGTTGCACTTGCTGCTGTTGGTATTAGTAAACTTGCCGATTCTATGAGCAAATTGGATGAAAAACAATTATCTGTTTTAAAAGGAATTGCCATGACATTAGCCATTTCGTTTCCTGCTGCTGCTCTTGGTATTGCTATTGCAGGTGCTGCTGGTGCACTTGCTGCTCCAGGATTATATGCACTTAGTGTTGCTGCTTTAGGAATAGGTGCTGCTGTTGGTATTGCTGCTGTTGGAATAGGAATTATGGCAAAAGGAATTGGTGAAATGATTGAAAAAAGTAAAGGTGCTGGTGATGCAATGCTTAGTGTTGGACTTGGTGTTAAGGCATTATCATTAGCAATGATGGGTTTTACAGCAGGTGCTTTAGGTTTGGGAGTATTTGCATTAACAATGAAAACAATAGCAAAACATGCCGATGCTGTTGAAAAGGTAGGTAATGCTTTTGGTAATATAAAAGCAGTAATGTCTGGAACAAAAGAAGATTTTGAAGCCGTTGAAAGTGCAGTTAAATTAATTTCAAGTGTGAATACAAATAAAGGTAGTGTATTTGCTGAACTTGCAGCATTATTAAAAACACCTTTAAAAGTAGAATTTGAAAAAAATACAATACCTATTCAAACTGATGTAACGCTTGAAGTTGATGGTGAAAAATTAATGAATAAATCATTTACGAATAGAATTGCTGTTCAAAAATCAAATGATGCTAAACTTGGTAAGGTAAATTAAAAAATAATTTAATAAAAATAAAAACAATAAAAATTTGCAAATGTCAAAAATTTTTTATAACTTTGCCAAGATTTTTATTTTCAATGTAAAAACAATAAAAAGGTAATATTTATTTATTTCAAATAAAAGTAAATAAAAATTCTATTCAAAATCTTTTTTCGTTTCTACGAAACAAAATCAAAGTTATAATGTTTATAATTAAATTCTACGAATTTAACAAAAAACTTAGATGAAGGGCATATTATATTCAAAAATTTAAAATTTTTTTCATTTAAAAAAATCTTACCATTATAATTCATAATTTAAAAATTAAAAATTATTAACACACCTCAATAAAGGAATTGGTTTAATTCAAAATTAAATTTTTCGAAAAAGAATATATTTTCCCAATGTAAAGATAATACATATAAAACAATTTAACAAGTATTTATTAAAAATATATAGGATTATATACCAATGGATATTAATTTACCTGAAAATAGTTCAAATTTAATAAGAAAAGATTATATTATTTATAATGATATAAATTATACTCTTGAAGAATTTCTTAATGTAATTTTAAATTTAAATAATTTTGACAATAAAAATAATATCCATTATGGTGATGGTGTTTATACTTTTGATGAATTTATAAATTTTATATTATATAGAAATCTTAAAGAAAATAGATATAGTTTTGATTTAGATTATAAAGATTATGCTACATCAAGTGCTGGAAATTTATTTAGATTTAATAATGATACTAAATTAGGTAATTTTGGAAATGCACTTCTTGATGTTATACCTCAATATAATTCATTAAATTTATCAAATACTTTAATTGGTCGTGGAATTGATTTTGGATTATTTGGTAACATAACACCATTGGAAAGTATTGGTAGTGTTATGTTAGGTAAACAAATGACATTTAATGCTGTATCACAAGCAGCACGTACTACTGCCGATTATCTACCAAGTATTAATATTCAAAATTTATTTACGAATGAACCAATTTTTAGTAAACCTGCTGATTATAGTATTACTAAATTAAATATTACTGGTTTTGATTTTGTTGATAATTTATTATCACCATCATTTTATAAATCACAACGTATTGATAGTAATTATGAACATATTATAAACGAAAATGAAATTGTTGATTATACAGGTAAAGGTCAATTAAATGAATTGTTTAGACAACTAAATTTTAATTTTTATAAATTTAATTCGTTATATGAATATCGTGTTAAATATAATATAAAAGGACAAAAAGATTTAATTGATGAATTGAAAGGAAAAAGATTTGATTTTTTTTATAATCCATATTCAATATTATATGGTTCTGATATGATTAAAACATATTCAGATAAATTACCTGAAACATATGCTGGTGCAGAAGAATATGTTTCAGATATTCATGATATATCATTTTTTTATGGTAAAACAACTAATCAAGAGTTAACAGAAATTCCTAAAGATTTTATAACTAATTATGATTCTGAAGATGATATTCAAAATAACTTAATTTGGGGTAAGGATGGTGTTGGACAAATTGTACATTTTAATTTAGATAATTCAAGGGATAAATATACAAAAGAATTAATTAATAATAATATTGAAAATTTCAAAATTAAAAGAGGTTTACTTGAATATACTAAAAATTTATTAAACGTATCATCTGGTTTTTATGTTGATATGACCAAAAAAATATATAGAGATTTAAATAAAAGAATATATGGATTTAATGGTTCTCCTGTATGGGAAAAAGAATTAACAAAATATTCATCAAAAAATTTTAAAGGTAGAAAAGAAGGTATTCGTCAGCATAATGCATTGGATAAATATGATAAATTTGTAAAGGCAATTAGGTTTGATGGTAATATAGCATATAATAAGAGTGGTAATAATAAAGATTCTGTAATATATAATTCAGTAATGCCAAAAATACATCCAATTAGAGATGATAAAGGAAATGTTGATAATAAAAACATGATGTTTAGCATTGAAAATCTTGCTGTTACTGCTGTTAAGGATGAATTAAATAATATTGGTTATATTGATGATGAAGATGGTTCTCAAATACCGATAAGTGAGGTAGGACCGTTCAACGGTCGTATTATGTGGTTTCCACCATACGGAATTGAACTTAATGAAACTTCAACAGCAAAATTTGACTCTACTGTTATGGTGGGTAGAAATGAACCAATATATACATATATGAATTCAGAAAGAAGTGCAACACTTTCTTTTGTTCTCCTTATTGACCATCCACCTCATTTAATTAACTATATGGGTGAAGAAGAATATAAAAAGAAAATTGCTAATTTCTTTGCTTTTGGGGGTGATGATTATTATGAAGATAGTGTTAGTATTAGTGATTTAACAAAAAGAATTGAAGATATAAAACAAGAAATAGATAATATAAAAAAAGATAATTTAATTAATTCTGGTGAAATAGTTGCTGATGGATTAAATTTAGAAAATTTACCTTCAATTTATTTTCCAAATGATTATCCAAAAGAAGGTGGGGTTTCAAATGTTATTGATTATATATATAATAATAAATATGAAATAAGTAATAAAAATTCTACAATAGAGGGTGATGAAGGTAGTTCAGGATTAAATGACAATATATATGTTTTAAGTGCAGATACATCACAATATAATGCAATTAATGAAAATTGTTTATTGAATAAGACATTAAAAGAAGTTTATGTTGATAATAATAATAAAAAGGTTATTGGTATTAAACTTGAAGGTTATGCATCAAGACATGGTGATAATATAGTTGGTTATAATACAATTTTGGTTGAAAGAAGACTTGAAGCAGCAAAAATTTTTATTTTAAAAAGATTAAATGCATTATTTCCTAATAATGATTTTGTTGATGAAGATATTTTTATTGAAATAGTAAATAAAGGTTCTAATTATAGTGATGATGTAGATGATAAAAATATTAATGAAGTAAAAGGTGATAGAAGGGTTGAATTAAGTTTTGTTCATAATGGAAAAACAATATCTGAAGATGGTACTGTTAGTGACAATCAATATGAATTAGAAATAAAAGAATTAGAAAAAGAATTAGAAAATTTATATACAACATTATATAGAGCAAGAAATAGAAAGGATAATATATTTACAGAAAGAACAAAAGAAGATAAAGCGATTTTTGATAATTTTGAATCAATAAAAACGAATCATTATAAACCCATGTATCATTCTCAAACACCAGAGGATTTTCATAAAAGATTAACGTTTTTACAGCAATGTACTAGACAAGGTTCTTCAGTTAGAAATAGAAATATAAAAGATAAAGATAATTTAACATCAAAAAATTCAGTTTTTGGTAAGCAACCAATATGTATTTTAAGGGTTGGTGATTTCTTTTATACAAAGGTAATTATTAATAATGTTACTGTTGATTACAACGATACAACATGGGATATGAATCCTGAAGGATTTGGTATGCAACCAATGATTGCAAAGGTTACATTACAAATGAATGTATTGGGTGGTCAATCACTGTCAGGACCTATCGATGCACTTCAAAATGCTGTATCGTATAACTATTATGCCAATTCAACTTTTACTAATACAGGGATTTATAAAAAGGCAAGTAGAATTGCAAGGGAACAACAAGCATATTTTAAAGAAATAAAAAAGGATATTATTGATAATATGAAAAGTAGATATAACGAATTAAAAACAAATAATAATTTATCATAAATTTTATTATTATGCCAAAATTAGATTATAATAGATATGCCATATTAAAAAAGCCTGATGGTTCAATTGAACCCATGCCTTTTGTTGATTTACCTGTTAATACTAGTGATAAGTATATTTTTTGGAGTAGTGGTAGTGATAGGTTAGATAAATTATCACAAAAATATTATAATAATCCTTTTTACGATTTTTTAATATTATATGCCAATAATGAATATACAAATGAATTTGATATTCCTGATAATGCATTGATTAGAATACCATTCCCATTAGAGAGGGCAATTTATGATTATGAATTAATTTTAAAAAATCATATGCAACAATTTATTTGATAATTTAATTTATTTATATTAATATTGCAAAATATTAAATTTTTTATAAATGAAAAATAATATTGTTGTTGTTTTTTCATCCCATTTATCTGAAGAAGAAAATCAGAAATTTATTAAACATATTAACAATACCATTGGTAAAGTTAAACATGATGTAATTTGCTATTCAAATTTTAATCAGTATAGTCTTACTGAAATTTATAATAAAGCGATTAAAGAACATTATAAAAAGGATTCTATATTTGTTGTTTGTCATAATGATATTATTATAGGTACGAGAGATTGGGGTAAATTATTGCTTTTTAAATTTAATCAAACAAATTTTGATATTATTGGTGTTGCAGGTAGTACCTATTTACCTGAATCCTGTGTATGGTGGGAAGATAGAACAAAAATGGTTGGTATTGTTGACCATACGGATGGATATTCTATTTGGACAAGTGAATATTCTAAAGAAAAAAAGGGTGTGATTACACCAGTTGTTTTGGTTGATGGTCTTTTTATTTCTTTTAATCCCGATACGATTGTACATAGATTTGATGAAGAATTTAAAGGGTTTCATCTTTATGATTTATCATTTTGTATTCCAAATTGGCTTGATGGTTGTAATATTGGTGTAACAACAGATATTAGAATATTACATAAATCAATTGGTGAAACAAATCAACAATGGGATGAAAATAGAAAACAATTAGCGGAAAAATATTATGATGAATTACCAATAACAATATTACCAGAATATAATGATTTAATTGTTAATTTATTAACAGAGCCAAAAGTAACAGTAATTATTCCAACAAAAAATAATTTAAAGTATATTAAAAATAATATTTATTCTTGGAATAATGTTGTTAATTATGATAATTATGAAATAATTATTGCTGATACGGGTAGTGATGAAAGTGTAATTAAGGAATATGATTCATTTCTTTCAAATAAAATTAAATTAATAAAATATAATTATTATAATTTTGCTAAAATAAATAATGATGTAGTAAAAAATCATACATCTAATGATACAGAATTAATACTATTTTGTAATGATGATATAAAATTATTAAATGATAGTCTTAGTAGATGTATTGAAATTTATAATCAAAATAAAGATACTGTTGGTACTATTGGTATTAGATTACATTATGGGGATGGTAGTATTCAACATAATGGGATTTTAATGTATAAAGAAAATAATATTTTAAGACTTACACATAAAGATATTAGAAAAACTGAAAATTATTTTACTGGTATTAATTACGATTCATTGGGAAATACTGGTGGGTTTATGTTAATTAAAAAAGATTTATTTTTAAAATATGGTGGGTTTAATGAAAACTATATTGAATGTTTGGAAGATGTTGAATTAAATATTAAATGTAAATACGATGGATTAAAAAATATTACAGTTAGTGATGCTGTTGCAATTCATTATGAATCTATAAGTAGAAATAAAATTTTGGGTGGTAATGAAAGATTTATGGTTGATTATAATAGATTGATGAATTTTGTAAACGATTTTGAAAATAAAGAAAGAGAAATTAAAAGAAATAAAGAAAATAAAAATCCAATTATTAATATTATAACAAGAACACACGATAGACCTAAACATTTTAAAATATGTAGAGATTCAATTTTAAATCAAACATATAAAAATATTAATCATATTGTTGGTAGTGATATTGATTGTGATTATTGTGATGATTATATTAAATTAGAATTACAAGAAGTTCAACCAAAACCAGATAATTTGGCATCATATCCTGCACCTTGGAATTTACACATAAATGTTTTACATAACTATGTAAAAGAAGGTTGGATTATGTATTTAGATGATGATGATATGTTTATTAATGAAAATTCTTTAAGTATAATAGTGAATCATATTGAAAATGAAGATGAATTATTGCTTTGGAGAGTAAACATTAATGGAAGAATAGTTCCAGATGATAATGGTTTTGGAAAAATTATTGCAGGGAATATATCTGGTATTGGTTTTATGTTTCATTCGAAATATTTACCAATTGATTGGGTGTCTTGGAATTTTGGTGATTATAGGGCTATTAAACAATTAGAAAATAAAAAATTAAAACAGAAATGGATTAACCAAGTGTTAACAAAAACACAAGGTGTTCCAAATTTAGGAAAAAAACCAAATGATTATGAATAGTAAAGTAGATATTTACATTGCATCATTATGGCGACAAGGTCATGCCGTTGTTGCAATTAATTCGCTAAGAAGTCAACCAGAATTTGGTACAGCAACAATTACGTGTAATAATTGGACTGATGAGCAATGGGAATATATTAATAAAGAATTGGGCGATGATATGCGAATTAAATTATATAGGGGTAATAATGAAAAGGGTAGTAATGAAAAATTAAAATATATTGCTCATGGTAATAATTATTATATTGCGTTGGCTGATGATGATTTAATATATCCACACGATTATTTAGGTAAATTAATTAATGGTTGTGAGAAATATAATGCACATGTTTCATTACATGGTGTTGTATTATTGAAAGGTATTATTAATAGTTATTATAGAGATAGAATTGTTTATAGGGCGTTAGGTACTGTTTTATTGGATCAAGAAGTCGATATTGTTAGTAATTGTGGTAGTTTATTTAAACGTAATTTTTATAATGATTTAGATAAATGGTATGATTACTGTGGTAATGTATCAATGGATGATTTATATGTTAATTATTTTGCGAAAAAAAATGGGATAAAACGGTATGTTTTGTCACATGTTGAAGGGTATTTAAAACACAAAAAACAATATCCTGAAGATAATTATGTTTTTGATAAACACAAAAACGATGATAGTGTGCAAACTAATTTTATTAATAACGTATTTTTAAAGGTGTGATTGATAATAATAGTACTGATGGTACAACACAATGGTTAAAATCTATTGTAGTTGATGGATATTATAAAATAAAGCCAATTTTTTTAGATTATAATTCAGGTGATTTTGGTGGGACTAAATTGGGTTATGAAAATTTGGATGATGATTGTGTTTATACTATGCAATGGGATAATGATCGTCCACCAATAACAGAAAATTTTTTGGATAAAATTGTGAATATAATGGATGCCTTTCGAAATATTGGTCAATTAATGTTAAAAAGAACGGGTGTTGGTAATATAATTCAACCAATAAATATTCAAGAATATAATGGTGTTTTTTTTGGTGATGTTAATACGGTAACTTGTGTTAATATACAGAGAAGAAAAGTAATTGATGATATTAATTATTGGGTTTGTGATGAATCTGTTTATTGGGATTTTATGATAAATCAAGAAATGCTTAAACGTGGTTATCAATTAAAAAAGTGTTTAAATGTAATTGTGTCGCATATTGATGTGTTTCCAGAATTAAATTTTAATTTACAAAAATTAAAATTTCCAAATTATTTTAATAATAAAAGTAAGATTAACTACACCGAGATTGATTATAATTGTGATAATAATGAGAAAAAATAAAAACAATATTAAGAGAATAATAAAAAAAAGGATTAATATTATTAATTCTAATAATATTTTTATTGAAAATAATATTAATGACAATAAAATATATATTAACCAAAAAAACATTAATGATAATTTAATAGTCAATGATGTTGATGTTAACAATATTAGTAATACATATGATTATGCTTATATTTTTAATAACAAAAAACATAATACAGAATTAAAAACATTGGTGTTAATCTCAAATTATATGAGAATTGACATGTTGACTATGATATTAAATGAAATAAAAGAATATAATAATATTGATTATTATATATTTGATGATAGGTCAGATTATGTTTTGGATGATAATCGTTTTATTGTGAATAGTGAGCATAGAGGTAAACATCAATATTGGAAAACATTTGATGAGATGTTTAAAATGTGTGAAAAATCGAATTATGATGTGTATTGTTTCATTCCAAATGATTTTTTAAATATTAATTTTAGTAGAATATTTAAATACGCATCATTATTGTCAGAGTATTATTATGTTTTTAATATTATTAATGATGGTAGGTTAGAATCGTGGACAGGAAAAAAATCATATAAAATTTCAGATGATATTTATATATCATTTTTTACTGATTGTGGTTTTTTTACAAATAGAAAAACATTAGAAAAATTAAAATTTACAATATTTCCAATAAAAAAAAAAATGATAAAATGAGTTCAGGTGTTGGTAGACAATTGTCAATAAGATTGCGTGATTTAAAAATACCAATATTTACACCTATTAAAAGTTTTGCATATCATGGTGACCATGAATCATTAATGAATCCTGAAGTTAGAAAAATTCATAAAATAATTTCATTATAAAAAGAATGAATATGAAAAATAATGTTGTTATAAAAAATTTTAAATATGATAATTTTCAATATTCATTTAAAGGAGTTGAAAATGAACATATTTTTAAACAAATACCTTGGTATGAACAAGAATTATTAGAATATATTAGTAATTTAAATTTAAATGGTGTTTATGTTGATGTTGGTGGTAATATAGGAAATCATTCATTATTTTTTGCCAATCATTGTAATTCAACAAAATTATATATATTTGAACCAGAAAATTTTTGTTTTAACATTTTAAATGAGAATTTATCAAAAAATTCAAAAAAACAATATGTTTTAAGAAATATTGCTTTATGGAACAAAAAAGATGAATTAAATTTAATTAAATATGAAACATATCAAAATACTGGAATATCGAAAGTAATTGAAAAAAATAAAAACAATGACAATTTATTATTTATAAAACGGAGCGTAAAACCCACAAATCTTTAGTTTGTGGGATGTAAGCGACTAGCCCTGATTGAGAATATACTCACGAATGGTATCAGGAGAAGCCTCACCAATTGAGCAAACGAAATAACCATCTGACCAAAAAGTGTGTTCTTTCCAAAAATGTTTAAATAAGAATGACCTGTGAGATGAACGCCAAATGTGATAGGCAGATTCTTGTTTTAACTTACGAACTATTGAAGTAATGGATAAACTAGGAATGTAGCGAATAAGAAAGTGAATGTGGTCTAAATCAGATTCAAAGACTTCAATTTCAAAATCTGAATTAGAAGTAATGTTTAAAAGAATAGAACGCATATCATCTTTTAACTGACCAACAAGCAACTTTTTACGGTACTTGCAGACAAAAATAAGATGGCACTTGAGATAATGCTTTGAACGATTTGTAGAAATGTACTGTGATTTTTTAGACATAACGAAGCAAGTTTTTGTGAAAGTTTTTACCCAAAGACGGAACTTTTACAAAACTTGCGTATTTAGTATAAATATAGTATATTTGTAAACGTGAAAACAATATATAGGACATATCGCTTTGAATTAAGACCGACACAAGACCAAAAAGTGTTGCTGGATAAACACTTCGGGTGTGTTAGGTTCGTGTACAATTACTTTCTGAATGAGCGTAAAGAACAGTATCAGGCAAACAAGAAGTCTGACAACTATTATGTTCAAGCAAAAACTTTGACTGAATTAAAAAAGCAAGAGGAAACTGCTTGGCTTAAAGAAGTAAACAGCCAAACCCTGCAATTTGCTTTAAGGTCTTTGGATACTGCATTCCTTAACTTCTTTCGTGGCAATGCCAAGTTTCCAAGATTTAAGTCTAAGAAAAGAAGGAATAGTTTCACCGTACCACAACACACAAAATTAGAAGGTAGTAAAATTCACGTACCTAAATTCAAAGAAGGGATTAAATGTATTGTTCACCGTGAAATAAGGGGCGATGTTGGCAAAATGACCTTTACTAAAACACCGACTGGAAGATACTATGTTTCAATTTTAACCGAAGAACAATATCAACCAAAAGAAAAAACTGGTGCTGTATGTGGTGTGGATTTAGGTTTGAAAGATTTTGCCATTACTTCTGACGGCATCAAATTCAAGAATAACAGATATACCAAGAAATATGAAAGAGATTTAGCGAAAGCACAAAAACATCTTTCTCGTAAGCAAAAAGGTAGCAATTCGTTTGAAAGACAAAAACGAAAAGTTGCCAAAATACACGAGAAAATATCCAACACAAGACAAGATGTATTGCATAAGGTATCGCATCAACTTGTTTCTGATTATGACATAATTGCTTTGGAAGACCTTAATGTAAAGGGAATGATGAGCAATAGAAAATTATCAAAACACATTGCAGATGCAAGTTGGGGTACATTTGTGAGATTCTTGGAGTACAAAGCAGATTGGAACGATAAACAAGTTGTTAAAATCAATCGCTTTTACCCCTCAAGCAAAACTTGTAATGTGTGTGGATGGATAAATCAAGATTTAAATCTTTCGGTTCGTGAATGGACTTGCAAAAATGGACATAAATTAGACCGTGATTTAAATGCAGCAAAGGTCATTCTGAAAGAAGGATTGAAAATAATATCGGGTGGGACGCTCGATAACACGGATGGAGATGGTGTAAGAAGTAGTAATACTCAACTATCTGCGAAGTCCGAAGCCCATTTGTCTTTAGCAAATGGGTAGTTCACAATTTCAAATACATTGGATGATGAAATTTCATTAAATGAAAATGTTGTGTTGATTAAAATAGATACTGAAGGTGCTGAAAGAAAAATACTTGATGGTGGTATAAATTTAATAAAAAACAAATTACCTGTTATTATTTGTGAAGCAGCAACAAGTGAAGAATTTAAAGAAATTGATGATTTTTTAAAACCTTTGGGATATAAAACACCCACAAGAAGATTTAATGCAACACCAACATATATTTGGGTTTGTTAAACTATATTTATTATGTAAAAAAATAATATTATGGATAAAGTATTAGTTATTGGTGATAGTTGTATTGATGAATTTCAATATGGTGTTTGTGAAAGAATTAGTCCTGAAGCACCAGTGCCTATTTTTAAGAGTTTGTATGGTGTTCAATCTAGTGGTATGGCAAGTAATGTTAAAAATAATTTAGAAGGTTTAGGTATTTCGTGTGATATAATTACAAATACTATGGTAAAACCACATAAATTAAGATTTGTTGATAAAAAAACAAATCAAATGTTACTTAGGGTTGATGGTTATGATAGGATTGTTGAAAAAGCAGAAGAATATTTAGTTAATATTAATTTTAATGATTATGATGCTATTGTAATTTCAGATTATGATAAAGGTTTTCTTACTGAAAATACTATAACAAATATAACAAATAAACACAAATTAGTTTTTTTAGATAGCAAAAAAAAGTTTGGAAAATGGGCAGATGGTATAGAATTCATAAAAGTTAATGAAAATGAGTTTAATAATAATTCAAAGTATTTAATTGATGATTTTAAGGGTGAATTAATTATTACCTTGGGGGATGAAGGTGCTAGACATAATGATGTTTTATATCATGTTGAACAACAATATGCTATTATTAATTTAGCGGGTGCTGGTGATACTTTTTTTGCAGGTTTTGTGGCAAATTATTTAGAATTTGGAAATATTCCAAAAGCAATTAATTTTGCAAATAAATGTGCTTCTTGGGTTGTTTCCCAAAAAGGTGTTGGTGTTATAAATAAAAGTAATATATGATAAAAATTTTAAACATAAATGATTTGGATTTTGAATCTATTGTTGAGAAAAAATGGGGTCGTGAAATAATACTACATAATGATGAAAATTATTGTGGTAAAATACTTCAATTTAAATCTGGTTCTAAATTTAGTATGCATTACCATTTAAAAAAAGAAGAAACCTTTTATGTAAATAAAGGAAAATTAATATTAAATTATATTGATACTAATGATGCTACTGAATATTCAAGAGAACTTAATATTGGTGATGTTATTCATATTGAACAGGGTGACCCACATCAAATAATAGCATTGGAAGATAGTGAAATTATTGAAATATCAACACAACATTTTGATTTTGATAGTTATAGAATAAGAAAGGGTGATAGTCAATCATGATAATTTATGTAGATATTGATAATACAATATGTTATACGAATGGAAATGATTATGTTAATTCAATACCAAATTTTGAAAACATCAAAAAGGTAAATAAACTATATGATGATGGTAATATAATAATATATTGGACAGGAAGGGGTATGAAAAGTGGTTTAGATTGGACTAATTTAACAAAAAAACAACTATCTGATTGGGGTTGTAAATATAATGAATTAATAATGAATAATAAACCAGCCTTTGATTTATTAATAGATGATAAGGCAATAAAAATTGATGAATTATGAGAGTTTGGGTAAATGGTTGTTTTGATATTCTTCATAGTGGTCATATTGATTTATTGTGGTTTGCAAAAAGATATGGTGTTACTAAAAAGAAACAAAATAAATTAAATAAACTATTTGTTGGTTTAGATAGTGATGAACGTATAAAAGAATTAAAAGGGGATAATCGTCCAATAAATGATTTAGAAACAAGAGTTAAAATAATGTCAAGTTTAAATATGGTTGATGTTGTTGCTATATTTAATACGGATGATGAATTAAAAAATTATATAAAGAACTTAAAAATTGATTGTATGGTTGTTGGTGATGAATATAAAAATAAAACAGTTATTGGTTCTGAGTATTCAAAATATGGTGTTGTTTATTATCCAAAAACAAACGGAAAATCAACAACCGATATTATTAATAAAATAAAGAAATTATGATTGTAATTACTGGTGGTGATGGTTTTATTGGTAGAAATTTAGTGTTTGAATTTTCTATAACGAATAATAAATTACCAATTAAAATTCTTGATACTAAAAGAGAAAGTTTAAATGATATTTATATTTGGTTAACAAATAATGCTAGTAGTATTAAAACTATTATTCATTTGGGTGCAATTACAGATACTACATTAGAAAATAGTGAACTTTTTTATGAATATAATTTAGGTATGTCTATGTTTATTTGGAAACTATGTTCTAAATATGATATAACATTAATTTATGCTAGTTCTGCTGCAACGTATGGTGATGGTAGTTATGGTTTTGATGATAAATCGGATATTTGGAAATTAAAACCATTGAATTTATATGGTTGGTCAAAACATAATTTTGATTTATGGTCACAATTAGAACATAAATCACCTAAGAATTGGTATGGTTTGAAGTTTTTTAATGTGTATGGTAAATTTGAAGAATATAAACTTAGAATGTCTTCAATGATATATCAAATATATAATCAAATTATTGATAATGGGTATGTAAAATTATTTAAATCAAACACATTTAATATTTTGGATGGTGAACAGAAAAGAGATTTTATTCATATTGATGATGTTGTAAATGTTATAATATTTTTAATAAATAGATTACCAAAATCAGGTATTTATAATGTTGGAACAGGAATTGCAAGGTCGTTTAATGATATTGCTAATATTATTTTTCACAATTTAGGAATACCACCTAATATTAAGTATATTGATATTCCAGATAGTATATCAGATAAATATCAAAATTTTACAGAAGCAAAAATTGATAAATTAAAAGAAATTGGTTATTCTATTAAATTTAAGAGTTTAGAATATGGAATTAGTGAATATTTAAAATATTTAAATTATTTAAAAAAATGGTAAAGATTGGTAATATTATTTATGAAGATGAATTGGTAAATCATATTATGGTTGATTATGTTAACTACATAAAAGAACCAATTGAATATTCAATTATTGATAAATCTTTACCAACATTATACGTTGGATGGAATTTTATGAAATCAACAAATCAAGATAATGAAATTATACAAAATGCCGATATTCTAAAAAAGAAAATAATAACCAATGAACTGTATTGGGAATTTTCTTTTAATGAGAATAAATCATCACACATTAAAGGTATTGAGAAATTTATAAATTTATTACCAGAATTTTATTTTTCACCAAAATATATGTATGTTGATTTAGACCCTGTTTTTTTCCATTTAAGAAATGTTGAAGATTTAATGGATGTATTACCAAAAACAATAGATTTGTTTTATCAGTATAAAGATGAAATAATTTATGTATTATTTGATAATAAAATATGGGGTATTAATTTAAATATTTATAAGTTTTTTCAATTTGATGTTGAATTATTAAATACTTCTATTTCTAATAGATGTTATAAGTATGGTTATTATGATGTTGATGGTGAAATTTATAATAAATATAAAAAACTACTTCCTGATTTTACCAAATTAAAAAGATATATAGTTACAATATTATCAAAATGAATGTTAAGTAGTATTTATAATAAATAAATTATAATTGCTATGGAAAATAAAATTGATAAAGTAATTGACGATTTTATTGATAATGAAAATCAAGAAACCCAAAATAAAGAATTTAATAAAAGGGTTATAAAAAAAAGTGATAATTCTATTATTGAACGTCTTGATAAAATCATTATTGCAGAAAATGGTAAACAATTACTAAGAGAGGTTTATTAATAACATTCATATGAAAAAAAATATTAGTTTAAATCCAATAGATAAGCATTTGGATAGAATAAAATATGTTGTAGATTATAAAATTAACGAATCTGCTAGATATATACCAATTAGTAATTTAGATGAATTTGACGAAATTCCAAATACTAATGAAGCGGATGATGTTGTAAATGATGATAATTTAGAAAAAAAACCAAAAATTAATAATCCTGAAAAACAAGAGGATGATACTGGTGGAGTTCCAGCAGAAACGCCAATACCTTCATTTGATGCAGAAAATCCCAATGAAAATCCAAATAATGAATTAAATAATGAACCTGTAAATGAACCTCAAGAAAATGTTGATAATATTCAAAATGATATTATTAGACATAATATTGAAGCCATGAAAACTATTCATAGTGAATTGGAAAATCTTAACAATATGGTTCAATCGTTAAATTCAAAATTGGATGTTTTAAATTCTGATGTGGAAGAAGTTCGTGAACCATCAACCGTTGAAAAATTAACATCAAGAAAAAATGTTAGTTATCCATATTATTTTAATTTAAACGATATGTGGAGTAATAATTGGTTTAATAATAAATATAATACTGGTGATAATATGGAAAATGGTGTTAGAGAATTACCTGATGGTACTTTTATTGCAGATTTTGATGATTTACCACAAAAATCAAGAATTGATATAAAAAATAGTTTTACTGAAATTGATTAGTGATGGTGTTAAAAGGAAATCAACATAGTAAAGAAAGATTTTTTGATTTATTTAAAAAAGTTAATTATATTAATGAATCTAAATTATCACCAGAAAAAAAAATGAAAATCCTTAATGATTTTGTGAATTTTGTTGGAAATAAATTGGATATTATGGATAATTTACCAAATATAAAAATATCTAATGATGATTTTGCAGCAAAAAAAATGAAATCATTTGGTAAATATACACCAGATTTAAAAGAAATTGTTGTTGTAATGGTAAATAGAAATTTGGCAGATGTTTTAAGAACATTAGCACATGAAATAGTCCATCATAAACAGAATTTAGAAAATAAATTAGATGTTAATTCAAATGATGATGGTAGTGATATTGAAAATGAAGCCAATGCATTAGCAGCAGTTTTTATGAGAGAATATGGTAAAAATAATCCTATAATATTTGAATAATTATGAGAGTTTTTAGTCCAATTGGTAGTAAAGAAAGATTATTTGAAATGCTTCAAAGAGTAAATAAAATTACTTTAAATGAGGAAAATATAATAAATAATCCAATAGAAAATTTAAAAATAGTATTCAATCAACTACTTAATGATGAAATTGAAATTAAAAGAATAACAAATGATATTGAATCAAATGAATGTTATACAACAATTGATTGTTTAGGTGAAAATAATAGAGAAATTAATTTTGTTTTCAAAAGTGAATTTATTGAAAGGGAAACTGATGGTGTAATTGAAATTGAAGATTCAAAATTAATTAATTTTTTTATGGGCAATGATGGTGATTCATTAAACATTGATGAAAACACACTAAAAGAATTTAATGATGATTATAATACAGAAATTATTGATTTTATTTCTAATTATATTAATTTTGAAGATGATATGAAATCAAAGGTTGATGATTTGGATGAAGTTATTAAATTAATTGATAATATTCCATATAAAAGAAGTACAGAAGAATTACAAAATCATAAATCCTATGTTGATGAAAAACCAACAAATCCGAATCTTAGAGTAAACTCACCCGAATTAAATTCATATGTTACTGAAAATAATGATGATTTTGATGATGATTTTAATTATGATGATTTAGATGATGAAGATTTGGATGATGGATTAGATTATGATGATAATTTTGGAAATAATTTAAATAATGATATTGATTTTGATGATGATTCCAATTTAGTAAATAAATATAGTGATAAGGATGCAATGAAGTATAAAGATTTAGAAAATGATTATGATGATGAAAACATATCTAATTTAGATTATGAAAATATGGAAAGTTCATCAGAAGATGATGAATTATATAATAAAGCATTTGATAATTTAATGATGAAAAATAAAACACAAAAAAATCCAAATTATTTTCCGTCAAAATCTGAAGTTGAAAGAGAAGTAAATAGAATTTCTAATTTAAATAAAGAACCCGAAAAAAGAAAAAAAGGAATGAGAATGGCTAAAAATAAAACACGTGTATATCCATCATGGGCTGATAATTATTTAAGTGAAAATAAATTAAAAAACACAAATGTTGATTATATTGAATGGAAGTATTTTAATTCAACTAGTGATGAATTTAAAACGTTTTTAATAAAAAGAGCAGATAATATAATCACTAATAAATATGGTATTAATAAATTCAAAATACCAAAAGAAAAATATCATAATTTGATAAGAGATTTAGTCGTTGTATTATTTAAAGAACATATAAGAAGTATGAATGAATCTGAAGATGATGTCATTAAGAATGCTGAAGATAATGAAAATCTTAATATTGGTGATGTTGTTGAAGTAAATGGAATAGAAGGTACATTTCAAATAGGTGTTTTAGCAAGAGAAGGTAAACCTTTTATAATGCCTTTTGATATGAATACAAAAAAACCATATACAAGATTTAGAATATATCTATTTTCATTGAAAGATACTAACATGAAAAGAATTATGAGGTTTTCAGAAACTGATGGTGGTTTTATTATTGAATCAGAAGAAGAAATTGAAACAACTGAAAAAAATAATTTAGATATTGAAAATCTTGCAAAAAAAAGGGATGAAATCGGTGACCAAATTGAAGGTGGTCTTGGTGATGATAAGTCACCATTGGAATTTGACCCAGAACAAATTAAATTGGGAATGAAGGTTGAAATGGAACATACTAATGACCCTATGATTGCATTGGAAATAGCATTAGACCATTTAACTGAAGACCCTAAATATTATACTGTTAAAGAAGACCCAGAAATAAGCGCACAATTTAATGCAAGTAAGGAAGCAAGTGAATATGATAATGAAAAGGAATTGGTAGATGAATTGTTGGGTTATAAGCCAATAAATGTTGGTGATTTAACTGAAGAAATTGTTGGTTCTGATAATGCAAAATCGGTTGTGGGTGGTCAAAGTTCTGATAATAATGATGATGAAATAAAAAAATATCAGGAATATGAAAAGAAAGATTTTAATAGTTTAAGGGATGATGAAAAAGAAGAATTTTTTGAATTATGGAAAAAATATAGAGAAAAATAAATTTAAATAATATTTCTTTTTTGAAAAAGGACTACTTATTGTAGTCTTTTTTTGTTGTTGTTGAAAATATTACTATTTATATTAGAATAAATTTATCATTATGAGTAGAATTAGAAGTTATTTTAAAAAGTCAAATACTTTAATAACAAATAATACAACAAATAATTCTCAAAATCCTGTTACCGAAATATCATATGGTACTTATGATGGTTGTGTTAGTAGATATATTTTTGATATTGATTTTTCTTTATTAAGAAAAAGAATAGAAAGGGGTATTATTATTCAAAACAATATTAAAAAACATATTTTACACATGACAAATACAATTGGTAGGGATTTAAAATATGTTGGAAAAAAATCATATTCGGAAATGATTGAAAGAGCAAGTAGTTTTGAATTGGAAGTTTTTAATCTTTCTGAAGATTGGGATGAAGGAAATGGTTATGATTTATTATATGATGATACATTTGCTGATAAATCATCAAAACATGCATCCAATTGGTTTAATAGAAAAACAAATTTATTTTGGAATGTAGATGGTGTTTATTCAACTGGTAATACTGAAATTATTGGAAATCAAAGATTTGAAAAGGGTAATGAAAATATTGAAATTGATATTACTGATTATGTAAACCAAAGATTATTTGAAAATGAATATAGTGGTAATACTGTTTTTAGTGGTGATTCTTTTGGTTTAGGGATTAAGTTTTTAGACTTATATGAATCTTTGGAAACAGATTTTAGACATGCAGTTGCTTTTCATACAAATAAAACAAACACGTGGTATGAACCGTATGTTGAAACAATTTATGATGATATCATATTAGATGATAGAAATTATTTTTATTTAGATAAAAAAAATAGATTATATTTATATACAAATTCTATTAGTATTTTAAATAATAATGAAATTATTGTTAATCATGTAAATATATATGATAATAATAATAATTTTATTGAAACCATTAGTGGTGATTCAATTACGAATGTTGGTAATGGAATTTATTTTGTTGAATATAAAATAAATTCAAATGAATATCCTGATAGTGTTTTATTTGTAGATGAATGGAATTTAACAATGAATGGAGTTGAAAGTAATTATTATAGTAAATTTTATTTGATATCACCAGAAAAATATTTTATAATTAATGAAGAATCACAACTAAATTTAGAAAATTATCATTTTAATTTTTGGGGAATTAAAGAATCTGAACAAATAAAATCTGGTGATATAAGGAAAATAAAAATATCGGTTAAAGAATTGTATACAAACCAAAACAATTTTATTCCATTAAATATTGAATATAGAGTATATATAAAAATTAGTGATGGATATGAAATTGATGTAATACCATTTACTAGTGTAAATAGAACCAAATTTGGATATTATTTTAATTTAGATACATCGTGGTTAATACCACAAGTTTATTATATTCAAATTAAGTTAAAATCGGGCGAATATTTTGATATAAAACAACCATTATCGTTTGAAATAGTAAATGATGGATTTTTTTAATTATTAGTTGAATTTATTTGTATATTTGAAAAAACTGAAATATATTTGTATTGTAATTTAATTTTAATTGTAAAAATAATAACTGTAACTTAAAAAACTGAAATTATGAGTAATGTAACTGAAGGAAAATCACCACAAGGTGGTGATTTATCACAACTGAAAAAAATGTTTGCTGACTATCAAAAAAAACAATCACAAGCAAACAAAAAAACATCATCCCGTGAAAATATTCTTGCTAAGTATTTTGTGCCTAGAAATACGAAAGAAACGTTTAGAATATTACCACCAAAACAAGGTAGAAAACATATTGAAGAAGCCTATTTTCATGTTGTTACTACAAACATTGCGGGTGGTGTAAAAAAGCATGGTACAATTCTTTATTGTCCTGCACACAATGACCCTAGAGTTCCAAAAATTGGTAGTGATGGTAAACCTATGTTAGACCAAAACAATAATCCAATTTTAGTTCCAGCACCATGTCCTCTATGTGCAAAGTATAAAAAACTATTATCACAACAAGACCCATCATTAATTGGTGTTAAGAAAGAGGAAATGAATGATGTTCAAAAAAGAATAAAGGCAAAAAACGATGAAATATATAAAGAAGCCATTAAATGGGAAGCAAAGAAATTTTATATAATTCGTGGTATTGATAAAGGTGCTGAAAAGGATGGTGTTAAATTTTGGAGATTTAAACACAATTATAAAAATCAAGGAACTCTTGATAAACTACTTCCAATTTTAGAAGATTATATGATGATGAATCAAGCAGATTTTTCAGACCCATATAATGGAACTGATTTAAATATTATAATGACTGATAGTGAATTTAATGGTCGTGTTTATAAGGCAATATCAGCAATTACAGCAAGAGGAAAATCTAAATTATCACAAGACCCTCTTGTGATGAAACAATGGCTTGATGATGATATTAGTTGGAGAGATGTTTTCTTACCAAAGAAAGCACCAAATATAACACCATTTGAATTTTTAGAAATGGTTGTAAGTGGTACTAATCCATATTGGGATGATACTGATGCAAAAAATAAACGTTGGGTATTTCCAAATAGACCTGATTTGGAAGAATTAGCAAATACACGTAAAATGAATTTAGATTCAACTGAAGATGATAATTTTGAATATGCTTCTGATTTAGAGGATGTTGAATATCCACGTGTAACAATAAGCAATATAACCGAATCTGATGTTGGAACATATGATGATGATGCTACTGATTTAGGTAGTGATGTTATGGAAAATGAAGATGATTTGAATGAGAATGATTCAAATGATGATTCAGAAATAAGTGATTTTTCTGATTATGATATGGATTCTGATGATTATGATGATTTACCATTTTAATTTATTTTTAAATCCAATTGGTGTTGATTAAAATACCAATTGGATTTTTTTTTATTTAATTTTAATAAAATTTATATATAATGAAAAACGATTCTTTAAATTTAGATAGTGATGGTATTCAAGGAAATAAAAGAAAACCAACACCCAAAAAAACATTTTCTTTAGAGAACTTTAAGAAAAAGGCAAATGTTGAAGATGTACCCAATAAACCATTAGAATGGATTACTTTATCTTCAGGTTTTAAAAAAGCAACAGGTCTTCCTGGTGTAGCAAAGGGTTATGTTAATTTATTTCGTGGACATACAAATACAGGAAAGTCAACAGCAATTTGTGAAACATTAGTTGAATCTCAAAAAATGGGAATTTTACCTATTCTAATAGATACAGAAAATAATATGGGTAAAGGTAATTATCGATTAAGTGAGTTGGGTTTTGATTTTGATAATTATATAAGAGTGGATAATGATTATCTTTTGACTGAATTTGGAAAAAAACAAAATAAAAATAGAAATGAAGCATCAATTGAAGATTTAGCAAAATGTTTTTATTATTTTTTAGACATGCAAGAATCTGGTGAATTACCATACGATTTATTATTTGCAATTGATTCTATTGGTACATTAAATTGTATAAAAACAATTGATGCAGCAGAAAAAGACGATACACAAAACAATATGTGGAATGCTGGTGCATATGAAAAATCTTTTATGTATTTGTTAAATAATATAATACCAAGTAGTAGAAAGGGTAATAGAAAATATACAAATACTGTAGCAGCAGTTCAAAAAATTTGGATTGATAATATGAATAAAGGTGTGGTAAAACATAAAGGTGGTGAAACTTGGTATTTAGGTTCTAGGTTAATATATCATTTTGGTGGAATTATTACACATGGAACTAAAGCAGCAGTTGCTGAGAGTAAAAAACGTGTTGTTTCATATGGTATTGATACAAAAATTGGTGTTGCAAAAAACCATATTGACGGTCCGTTGGGTGGTATATCAATGCAAGGTAGAATTGTTTCAACACCATTGGGTTTTGTACATCCTGATGATATTCCTGATTTCAAGAAAAAACATATTCTTTATTTTAGAAATCTTTTTGGTGATGATTCTATTAATGAAAATGATTTAGTTCTTTCAACAAAGAACATTGATGGGGAAGGAAAAATATCATTTGAAGATGATATTGTAGAACATATGGATTTTGAAGATGAAGATTAGGACATTATTGGTTGATTCATCATACTTATTACAACGTTCATTTCACGGTGCAAGAGATACTTACACCGTGAAATTTGGACATATTGGTGGATTATATCAATTTTTAACAACTGTTCGTAAATTAATAAAAACACATAAAATTAATAAAGTTGTTTTAGTTTGGGATGGTGAAAATAGTGGAATATATAGACATAGAATTGATAGTAATTACAAATCGAATAGAAAAAACAAAGAATGGTATCGTAAAATTGAAATGAGTGATGTTGAAATAAAAAAAGAAAAAGAAAAAGAAGAATCAATATTAAAACAGAAAAAAAGAATACAAGCATATGCAGAAGAATTATTTTTAAGACAAATAGAAGTTGACGAAATAGAAGGTGATGATTTAATTGCAAAATATTGTATTGAATATCATGATAAAGAAGAAATTTTATTATATTCAAATGACAAAGATTTTCTTCAATTATTAGATTTAAATATTTTAATTTTATTTCCAAATAAAGAACAACCAATAAATAAAATTAATTATATTATGCACTTTAGTCATCATTATACAAATGCTTTAGTTTATAAAATAATTTGTGGCGATGCTTCAGATAATATAAAAGGTATTGATGGATTGGGTGAAAAAAGTTTATTGAAATATTTTCCAGAATTAAAATTTAAAAAATTGACTGTTCGTGAAATTTGTATTAAAGCAAAAGAATTTAATGAAAATAGATTAAAAGAAAATAAAAAACCAATAAAGGCATTGGATAATTTATTGAACAATGTGAATAGATTAAAAACAAATTATAAATTAGTTAATTTAAAAAATCCAATACTTAATGAAAAAGCAAAGGAAGAATTATTACAATTAGAAGTACCATTATCTCCAGAAAATAGGGGGAGTAAAAATTTGTATAATATGATGATTGAAGATGATTTTTTAAGTGTTTATGGTAGCACTTTTCCTAATTACGTTGAACCGTTTTATACTGTAATTATGAATGAAAAAAAATTATTAACTGAATATTATAAAAAATAATATTTTTTTTGTTTATTATTAAAATATAATATATTTTTATACAATAAAACTTTTTAAATTATACGAAAATGGAAGAAAAAGATGTTAATATTTTTAAATTTTCTTTATCACAGGGTGATATAATTTTATGTGAAAAAATTTTTGATGGAAATGTTTTTAGTCCGTATGTTAGATATTCAGTGGATATTAGAGATATTTTACCAAAAATAATAACAAGATTACAAAAACTATTATCCAAACAACAATATAGTCATATATATTATGTAGGTAAGGATAGTATTAATTCAGAAAATTTAACACATTATGATTTTTTAAATTATAATAATCATATAATTAATTCTTTTCCTAAAAAACAAAGAGAAGAATTAAAATATCAACCAAAACCAATCATTTTACATATTGAAGATAAAATCATAAAAGGTGTTGAATGTAAAATTGGGTTATATGTTAATGACAATCCAATTGTAGAAAGATTATTTTATGTTGATAGATTTAATCCTGATGTTCGATGGTCTGTTGATATTGTTGAATGTGTTGTTGATATTACAAATCAGATTTTCGAAAAAATGAAAATGTGTGATATTATAAATATGCAATATTCTTATTAACAATAATTTTATATAAAAAATGGATGGTGTTGTAGAAAATACATTTACAGCATATTTGGGATATGAATTTCAACAAAAATTAATGTGGCAATTATTGGTTGAACCAGAATTTGCAGAAAAAACAATTCTTAATTTAGAAATTGAATATTTTGATGACCCAATTTTAAAAAGATTGTTTATAATAATTTTAGAATTTTATAAAGAATTTGAAAAAGTTCCTAATCTTCAGAATAAAAGCATTTATCAAGCAATAAATACATATAAAACACCAAATAATTCAATAGAAGAAGAATCGTTGTTTTCTATAATTAAACGTCTTGAATTATGGAATGAAAGGATTATTAATAAGCAAATGTTGTATGATGGGGATGTTATTAGAAAAAGTACAAACATTTTTATTAAACAACAAGAATATCGTAAATTATCAGATTATATTCATGAAAATGTAAAAACGGGTGATATTAAAAATAAATATGTTGTTGGTTTAATTGAAGAAAAAATAAGAACAATATCGTTGATTGATTCTGAAGATGATTCTGAAGAAGTTATTGAAGGAATTGATATTGCATTAAGAAAAGAATTTAGAAAAACAATACCAACTGGTGTTGGTGTAATTGATGCATTAAGTGGTGGTGGTTTGGGTAGGGGTGAAATTGGTTTAATTTTATCTCCATCGGGTGTTGGAAAAACAACCTTATTAACTGTTATTGCAAACACTGCATATGAAAATGAAAAAAACGTAGCACAAATAATATTTGAAGATACTAAAGACCAAATAAAACGTAAACATTATACAATATGGGCTAAATCAGCATTGAGTAAATTGGATGATGAAGATGAAAACGAAAGAGTTAGTAATGTTGTATATGAAAAAGTAAAACAATTAAAAGGTAAGGGCAAGTTAGTTATTAAAAGATTTAGTCAAGATAATACAACAATATTAGATATTCGAAATTGGATGATTGGTTATGAAAAAAAATATGGTTTTAAATTTGATTTATTGGTTCTTGATTATCTTGATTGTTTAGAACCACACAAAAAAGCATACGATAGAAATGATGCAGAATTAATAATTGTAAAGGGATTTGAATCACTTGCTGGTGATTTAGATATTCCTGCTTGGTCTGCTATTCAAAGTAATCGTTCTGGTTTTGGTGCAGAATTTATAGAACCACATCAATCAGGTGGTAATATAAAAAGAATTCAAAAATCACATTTTTTTATGAGTGTCGCTAAAACTGATGAACAAAAAGAAGCGCATTTAGCAAATATTTTTATTATTAAAGCAAGATTTGCACAAGATGGTCAAAGATTTGAAGATTGTATTTTTAATAACGACACAATGCAAATTGTAATTGAAGATAGTAGATATAAATATTCAAAAACATATAAAAATTTAAAACATTATAATGAAAAAGATAAAGAAACTTTTGATGAAAAGGCTAGTAAAATGTTAGAAGAAAAATCATCAACAATGAAAATACATGAAGCAATTTGCACTACAAATAATCTAAAAGAAAAAGAAGAATCTGATAGAATTAATGATTTATTGTTAAAAAACAGGGAAGAAACGAATGAAAATAAAGATGATGTAAATAATTTGGATGAAAAAGAAATAGAAAATAACTTAAATTTAGAATCGAATTCTAATAATTTAAAGGTAGATAATAAAATTTATTTTGATAATAATGATGATGAAATAGAATCATTATTAGAAAAATTACGTAAAAATCAAGATGTTATAAAAAAAGAATGAAAATTTTATTAAATTTTGTAACATTTTATAAAAATTATCGTATTTATATCTACAAATAATATTTTTCTAAAAATTTGCATTTTAATTTTTTTTATTTATCTTTGCAGTGATTATTGAAGATATGTTCTTTTAAGATATGTAAACAGAAACTGGTTGTTAATACAGTACAATTAACTCAATGGATAGAGTGTTCATTCACAATATGAAATATTGTTGGTTCGATTCCAACATTGTAAAAAAATAACAAACAAATTTTCTGTTTTTTGAAATTGCGGTGTGGAGAAATGGTATCTCGCCTGCCTCATAAGCACGGAGTCCCTATTGGGTTTAAATGGGTTCGATTCCCATCACCGCTACAAAAAAACGTTCTTTATATAAATGGGGAGTTAGCAAAATTAATACAAAAAATATTATACAATTACTTATTTGATATAAGAACTAATAGTATTTACAGTTAGGAAAATGCAATTGTTTTGGATACAATGATTTGTAGGTTCGAGTCCTACACTCCCCGCAGTTTGGGAAAACTAGAAATGTTTACAGTAAATATCGGTTCGAATCCGATATTATCCTACCATAATGGATAATTAGCCGAATTGGTTTAGGCACAAGTAGTTTAAACTTGCAAAAAAAGAAAATATTTCTAAACTATTCCCTTTTTTATAGAAGAAGAACTGGATGTATTTTCAGTAATATGTGCAAATATATTTACAAAAAAATATAACCAAGTTACTTCTTTTTTTTTGCTTTTTTTGTAACATTTTTTAAATACATTCGTAAAATATATTATAATTTTAAATTGGTTTAATTATGGAAAATTTAGTTTTAACCCAAAAAATGTTGGGAACTATTAAACAAACTTTAATTGATGGTCTTACTGTTGCATCTGGTAGTAAGAGTAGTGCGACTTATTATCATAGTAGGGATGAACAGATTGTTGCAATTCGAAAAGAAATTAATAAAATGTATAAGATTTCAAAAGAATTGCCACTTTTAATTGCATGTCAGAAAGGTGTTACAGGAAAATTTATTTCTGAAGTATTATTAAATGAATTTAAAAATACTTCAAGGGGTGGTGCTTGTAATATTATAAGCCCAATTGATTGGTATGATAATGGTTTATCTGATAAAGCAATTTTAATTGCTTTGAATAATTTAAATATTGATAATGGAATACCGGTTGCAAATATATTGTCGTTTTAATACAATATATTTGTTGTTATAAGTATGTATTATTTTTGTTTTACCTTATAAAATATTAGAATATGGAAATTAGTAATTATGATATACTTCACAAATCAATGTGGAACTCTTATGAAGAAATAAAAAAATCAAATTTTGAAATGGGTGGTATGGAAGATGATAAAAGAATTGAAATTTTAGAGTTTTATTTACTACCATATTTTATTAAGTACGAAGAATTTGAAATAGCACAAGAATTGACAACACAAATAAATATAATTAAATCAAAACAAAAATAAAATTACTTATAACGGCTGGGTGTATATGTAGTGTGAGATTTGAAATACTAACTTTCACTTAACTGATGAAACAAATTAAAAGAAATAACGTACAATAAACAGACGAACCTCACATTACGTATACACCTTGTTATGTGTAGGTGTGGATTATTAAGGTAGAATGTTTAATCGGAGAACTAAACAAAAATTTTAAAAGAAAAATAGGGGTGGATTTTTTAAATTTTAATATTTATATATAAAAGAAAACAATGAAAGATTTGAAACAGTTTATTAAAACCACAATACGAGAATATTTGAATGAAAATACTCAATATGATAGTGATAAAATTATTTATGATTTAGTTTCTGATTGGATTATATCTTCATTAGATGATACTGAAAAAAGGCAAGAAATTGGTGAAAAATTATTAAAGTTAAACATACCAAAAGAGTATAAAGAAACACCAAATAATATACTATATAGAATTGGTAAACCTAAAAACAAATTTGTTTCATACACATATGATTATCGTGGAGTAAACAAAATGATTGGTTGGTATAAAAAAATATTCAACAAAAATATAACAAGTGATGAAATCATAGAAATTGATGTTAATGATGTTAATGTTTTAATTTGTATACCAACATTTCTTAAAAAGACTGGTTTTAGTAGCGGAAAAAGATTTGATGCTATATGGAAAAGTGAATATGAAGTAATTGTTATCAATAATTAAAAAGTGGGTGGGATTTTTATTTTAAAATTTTCAACCAAAATGTTGATTAGAATGATGAACGGAACACTTACACATAACGGTTGGGTGTATATGTAGTGTGAGATTTGAAACACTAAACCTCACTTAACCAATGAACTTGATTAGAAGTGGAAACATGAATATATCACAGAACCTCACATTACATATACACCTTGTTATGTGTAGGTGTGGATTATTAAGGTAGAATGATTAATCGGAGAATTGAACAAAAATTTTAAAAGAAAAAGAAGGGTGGGAAATTTAATTTAAAATATTTATATATAAAGAAAATAAATATATGAAAGATTTGAGAAAATTTATTAAAACCACTATACGAGAATTTTTGAATGAAAACAATTTAGATGGTTATCATTTAGAACCATATCATAAATCATCATACCACAAATATGAGAATGAAAATGATTTAGAATTTAAGATTGTTAGAGGAAAGGATGGTAAATTGTGGGGTATTGATGTTTATACAACACCATATAAAACATTAATAGGAACTATTGAACTTTCATATAGAAGTGAAATTATATCATTTGAAGAACAAAGAGATGGACAACCTAATGTTGGTAATATATCAGTTGATGAAAGATTTAGAAATCAAGGATTTGCTAAAATTTTATATAAAAAACTAATATCTGAACTTAAAAAAGATGGTTATAAAAAACTATTTGCTGGTTTAACACGAAATTCTATGTATGTAAATAATATATGGGATAAACTTAAAGATGGTGAAATAGAGGTGGATTATGATGGAAGAATAAAAACTATCGAATTTATGAATTTATAAAAGTGGGTGGGTTTTTCTTTTAAAATTTTTAACCGAAATGTTGATTAGAAGGATAAACGGAACACTTACACATAACATATGTCTTTAGATTATTTCAAGATTTGAAAATTAATAAAATTAATAATGAAAGGTCAAGAAAATTTGTTTTAGGTTTTATTTGGGGGCAGGAAAATCTTGAATTTTATTGTTTAAAATATCGTAATAAAATTGCTAAAATTTTTAAACATGTATATGGTGAAAAAATGATATCTATTTTATTATCAATTGGAAATAAACTACTTTTAACTGATAATAATCAAATTATACTAACACCAAAAGAACATGGTATTTTAAATAGTTTAGTTTTAAAGTATTATAATGGTGATTTGATTAAAGCCATAAAATTATTGTTTTTTATTTTCAAGAAAAAACAAGATGTTGATTTGTATAGTGATGTTAATGATTTTCCATTAATTAGTGAATATCAAAAAGCAAAAATTGATATTAGTGATATAAAGAAAATACCAGAAGAAGTATTAATTGGTTTGATTTCTGATATTAAACATCCACAATATCATGTTTTATGGTCTAATAAAGAACAAAGAGAATCTACTAAAGCGTTAATTCGTAAAAATGTGGAAGTTACATCAATTAATCAACAAGTTCGTCAAACAAAATCTAATGTTAAATTGGGTGTAGATAAAACTGTTGATTTAAATAAGGCAACTGATTTTCTTGCATTATATAAAACAGGATATGAAAATGGTTTTAGTTTAGAATTAACAAATGCAATTGATAATCTTGCTAATAAAAGAAAAATAAAGGATTTTTATTACACAAATATTGGTATTATTCAAGATGATAGTATTTCAATGACAGGTAATAAAATTGAATCAAAAAATACTCCAAGAGCAATTGTTGATTTTACTGCTAAAGTATTGTCAAAATCAGTAACAAATCATGTTGTTGTAAAAACTAAGGATATTTTTACTGATTTGGGTAGTTCATTTATTGAACTATTAAAAAAGAATGAAACATCTAATTTACAATATGATGCTATTTTTATATTAACCGATGGATATGAAAATATTTATGATGGGTTATTGAATGAAATTATTGATGTTTGGAAAATTGAAACAGGTATTGATATTCCAATATTTCAAATTTCCCCAATAACAAGTGCTGAAATGGATTCTAATGTTAGAAAAATTGGTGATAATGTTATTACAATGGCAGTTAATAACCCAATTGCAATTCAACCACAAATTTCAGCAAGATTACTTGAAATTGACACTAAGCGTTGGTTGGAAAATCAAGTTCTTATGCTTGAAGAATCTAATTTAAGTCGTATTAATAAAATTAATGTTAATAACTAAAAAAAATTATACTATGAATACAAGAGAATTTTCAGAATTATTAAAGGGTTGTCGTCCATTAAAAGATATGGATGGTAATATCATCGTTCAATCTATTATGAATATGCAAATTGTTTGTTTAACAACGGATAATGAATATTCATTAGATAATCGATTTGGAAATCCTTTAACATCAATCAAATCAAGTAATTCAAGTTATGGTCAAATGAGTTTTGTGAATAGTAATGATAAAGAAATTATTATACCAACACAAATGGCTGTTATGACCAAACAAGTTGCTCAAAATCATGGTATGATTAAAGCGGGTTATGTTGAATCTTATGGAAATACTACTTATCATGATGCTGGTTGTGTTCAAGGTAGTCAAGGTGGACATTTTAAAAATACTTCTGAATTTAGAATGATTCCTGTAACAATGCGTGAAATGTTATTTGATAGTATTGGTAAAAGTGGTGGATATCCAAGAATTTATCCTGCAATTAATAAATTGGGTAATGATACTAATTCAAATACGGGTAATTATCTTGATAAGTATTTTGATAAGTACGATAAAAAACTTGAACAGTTTATTGCTCATTTTGAAAGACCAAAAAATTTAATTGGCGTTATTGTACTTATTGATGGTGAAATTGTTGCTATTGATAAATTTCCATCATTTACGTATGCAGAACAGGTATGGAATTTAATGATTCGTGATTGTTACGGTTCTTTGGCTATTATTTCAGAATTGAAAAAGAAAACATCAAAGATTGATTTCTATACAACATATCAAAATATGAAAACTAATCATAATGGTAATGTTGTTGAATTACTTGAAAAGGTTTTGAAAAAAACTAAAGAAACAATTACTTTAAATGTACATGAAAAAATTCAAGAATTGTTAGATATTGAATTTACTGCTACATTAGATACTGATGGGCAACCAACATCATCAACATCACCAAAAAGTTATGTTTTAAAAAGCGAAGGATATGTTGGTCAAGTAATATCTGAAAGTGAATTTAATCATATGGTGAGTATTGTTAAAAGAGAAAGTTTTAATCCAAATGCATTAAGAGAATTAAATGAATTGAAAAGAAAAGCAAGAAAAATGAAACCATTTGACTTGTAATTCCTAAATATTTTTTGATTTTGAATTCCCCATAAGTTTTTTTTTATGGGGAATTTTTATTTTATCTTGTTTTTAATCACATTCTTTTGTATTTATTATAAATAAAATCGACCTTAAATGGTCGAATTTGTTAATTGGGGGTACGGTCAGTAGGTTATGAAACTTGTGAACAATAAAAATAATAAAATTGATGGTATAAGATATTAATAATATGGCTTTTTTTAGTCGTCCAAATTTAGATGATGTCCAATTTAAACAGTTAAGTGGTACTACATTAACATTATCAGGTAAAACAATATTTAATAATACTACAGGTTTAATATTAACTGATGATAATGATAATAAAATACCAATTGTTGTAACTGGTGCTAGTAATAATAAAGTTTTAACTTATTATGATGGTAAAATTGTATTAATGTCTGGTGGTAGTGGTGGTGGTGGTGTATATTATAATAGTTCACCAACAACATGCACTGTTGGTGGTTTAAATTGTGGGACAGATATTTATGGTTGTGAAATTAGTAAAATTTTAGAATGTATTGTTGCACCAGTTTTAATGCCAACATTAACACCAAATTCATACACATTTACTGAAAAATCATCAACTAAGTTATATCAAGAGGTTGGTTCTGTTATTAGTAGTATTTGTGTTTGTTCGATTTATAATAGAGGTTCTGTTACTCCTTCTTATGGTGGTACTTCTTATAGAACTGGAATTCCAAGATGTTATAAATATGATTATTACTGTCCTAGTTGTAATTGTTACTATAATATTTGTACTTGTGTTACAAACAGTCTTGTTAATACACCAAAATTAAATAATTTTCCAATTTCACATTGTTGTGTTAATAGAATTAGAGGAACTGTTTATTATTGTGAAGGTGAACCACCACATTATAGTAATGGTTGCGATATTAGTGGATGTACATGTCCTGCTGGTAGTCTTACTTCTTGTATTAATAAAATTGGTGTTTATCCATATTTTTGGGGTGTGAGTAACCATACTGGTAGTTTTTCTAGTAATAGTTGTTATCAAAATTGTTTAATTAATAATGCTAGTGGTTGTTGTGTTTGTCCGACAAATGGTAATGTGGTTGTTGATAATTATAATTCTTCAGAAAATAGAATTTGGTTAGCAATACCAAATTGTGGTGGTTGTCTTAAAACAAAATGGCAGGGTGGTAATAGCCTTGAAAATAAAGGAAATATACCGAGTGAAACAGGATTGTTTGATAATAATTCTGTTGTTTGTAATGTTTGTATATCATCACCAAATTCATATTGGTCTAACGTTCCATATACTTTTTATATTAGTTCATATCCAACATCAATAAATTATAGTATGACTTTTAGTTAATATATAAAAAAATATAAGAAATGGCTATTCAATATAATGAAAATATAAAAATTGCTGCTCCCAATCCATTAGATTGGAGATATTTAAGTAATAGAACATTAAATGGTAGTCAATTACCATATTCAGGTATTACAGAAGTCAATAATAAAATAATACCAAGTGAAAGATATACTGGTTTAACTGTTAATATTAATGGAACAGAATATTGGTATAAAGATGGTATTGGTAATAATGATTTAGTTGAAAAAATAGTAGATGGTACTGGATTATTAAGTGGTTACATTACTGGTGCGACTAATTATGGATATTATGAAGGATTATCTAATATTCAAACATTGGAAATAGTAATAATTGGTATTTTTTCACATTTAAGTGGTGATTATGATTCAACATACCCAAATTTTTATATTGATAATTTAGGTAATTTACAAATTGGTATTCCTAGTGATGGTAATGGTAGAAGGGCTTATTTATTGAAAAATAGTATTTATGAAGCATCTTTTGTTTGGAGTGATTATGAGGTTATTGGTTCATATAAAATTGGTTGGAATTTGGTTGATGTTGATGTTTCAAAATATATTGAAAAATCAGTAAAAACAAGAATAAAAAATTATTACGGTTTACTTAATGAACCATATAATGAAATTACTTGGAATCCTAGTGCTGGTGGTTATAATAATGATAGTTCTTTAATTATTTCAAGTGTTCAAGGTAATCTTAATGGTTTGGGTAGTGAAATTAAAATTGGAAATCCAATTTATTCACGTACTAAAGATAATTCTCTATATCTTAGAACAATAAAAACAACAACACCGAATATAATAAACATTTCACATGATGCTGCTTATATAGATATATCAGGTACAACAATTTGTGGTATTAATATAGGAAAAGCCAATGAAATATATTCAGGATTGGATGGTAATAATTTAAAATTTAGAACAATTCAAGGTAGTGGAAATACAACAGTAAAAACATCTGGTGATAGAATTATTGTTTATAGTTCATCAGATGGTAGTAGTTCAAATTATGTGGAATGTGGTAATAATATTGGTTTATATATAGGGAAAAGTGGAACTCAAAGATTGTATTTAGATTATTCTGATGAATATAAATTTGCTGGGTATTATGATTCGTTGTATAATAATTATTATATTAATTCTAATGGTGTTCTTTGTGTTGGTAAAATAAATATTGGGGGTGTTGATGTTGGTAGAAGGGGATTTATTCATGAAACTAGTGGTGGTTCTATGAAATATACTTCTTTTGTTTGGAGCAATTACGAATCACCATTAGCGAATTGTTATACTATGGGATGGATATTATTGTCTGGACATCTTGATTGTTTTATTGGTTGTAATGTATTAAGTAAATTACAATCATATTATGAATCATCAATACCATATACTGAAGTTTATTGGTCACCATATTCTTTTTATAATAATGGTTCTGAGTTATCAATAGAGGTTATTTCAGGGTCAACAATGACAGGTAATACAATTTGTGTTGGTGGTCCGATTTATTCATATGTTGATAATCAAACAATGTATCTTAGAACTATTAATTCCAAAACCCCAGAAAATCTTAAAGTTTCTTTTGATGGTGCATTTGTTTATTTATCTGCCATTACTTCAGTTTCTAATGTTTCTACTTGTGGTATTGGCGAAAGTATTGTATATAATTATAATGGTAAAAATTTAAATTTAAAATCAATTGTTGGTAGTGGTGGAACACATGTTAAAACATGTGATGATTGTTTGATTATTTGTTCTGATTCTGGTGGTGGAAGTGGTTTTTATGAATTATCATCACCAGCAGCAATCACTCTTGGTGGTATTTGTCAAGGTGATGTTTTAACAGGTAAAACATCAAATGAAATACTTGAAATGTTATTAGTACCAACACTATATCCAACAATAACAAGTCCTTCTAGTAGTTTTACATTATCAGAATCGGGATTAAAAGAAATTGGATGCTTAATTTCGTGTATGTCGGCAACTTCAAACTTTAATCGTGGGTCAATTTTACCAATTTATTGTGGTGGTCCGTCCCATTCTGTTGGTTTTCCAATATCACATAATTTACAAGGTACTTGTCTTAATACTATAATTTGTAGTGATTTATGTGTAAAAGTTGATATTTGTGATTATGAAGTTCAACAGGGTATTCAATGTTGGTCAGGTTCTATTAGTTATAATGCACCTAGTAGTCCACCACTTGATAGTCGTGGTAATCCAATGAGTGCTTGCCCATCAGGTACAACATCAATTAAAGCAAGTTGTATTAATGGTGTATATCCATTGTATGCCACAACATCAAATATTAATGTATTAACAAAACAACCATTAGTATCAATGTCAAGTAATTATGTTTGTATAAATTTAGTTAGTGAAGTTGGTGGTAAACAAAAATTTGAAATTCCGTGTGCTTGGTTATCAAGCAATGAGTTAGATGGAATTTCAACATTTAATACGACTAATAATTCTTGGGAATATGAATCGGGTTCTAAACAAGGCGCATTAACATTTTGGACAGAATCTTCTGAAACAGAAACAATTCAAGGTCAAACAGTTGATTATCGTAGATATGAATATAATGGTTCTGATAGAAGTAGTATATCAATAAGATTAGAATTTTAAAATAAATAAAAATGGGAAGAAGTTTAGGTACATTTAAATATTCTGCAAATTATGAAGTAGCAAAAAAAGCACCTTTAGATGCAAGACAACTTGTAGATAGTTATTCTGATTTATTATTAGAATCTACTTGGTGTGATAGTGATGGTGGTGTTTGGTTGTATGATGGTGCAATCGTTGTTGTTTCAAATGATATTGATACTTCCAAGAATGGTGTTTATTGGTTATGTGATGCTTCTAATTATACAAGTGAAGATAGTTGGATTAATGTTGGTTATGATAGTGACTTTATTATTGAAAATGGTTTATCTTTAATTAATGCTGGTACAACAATAAGATTGGGTGGTAATTTAGTTACTGGTACAACAATTAATGGTTTAGGATTACATGGTTTTCATTTTGATTGTATTGAAAATTTTAGAATAAATTCTTCAAATCAATATGAATCGACATTTAATATTGATAATAATGGCATTTGTTTATCACATTCAGGATTATCTCTTTCTTTATCTTGTAATTTTGGGTTAAAATATGATGATTGTTATCATGATGTGTTTGAAATACATAGTATTCCTGATGTTTCATATGTTACTGGTATAACATCTAACATTTATAGTTGTTTTAATAATTATTATACGAAAACAGAAATTAATAATTATTCGGGTAATACTGATGGTAGAATTAGTTTTTTAGAAGATAATATTATTACGGGTGTAACATGTGTTGGAAGTGGTGTTATACCATATGTTGATGTTCATGAAAAGGAGATTATATTTAATACAATTAAGGGTAGTGGTGGTACTAAAGTTAGTAAAGTAGGTTATGATATTATTATACATTCAACAACTGGAAGTAGTAGTGGTGGTGATAGTGTTTTTGATTATGATATAGAAGTTAGTATATGTGAAGGAAAAACTTTTGGTAAATATCTAAATGGTGATGTTATACCATCAAGTGGTAAAACAGCAATAGATGTAATAAAAATGGCATTAAATGAAGAAAAAAAACCAACAGTTACTTTAACTTCAAGTGGTGATGATGTTCGATTTGGTTTAGTTGATAAAGAAATTAATTTATGTTTTGATTATGTAATTAATACTTTAGATGCTGATGTTGATTGTGTGTGTCTTGAATGGTATGGGGGTGATATTCTTGGTTGGACTGTATTAACTGAATCTGTTGATTGTAAAACGTTCAAACATTATATTAATGATAGATTTAATGCATGTACAAATTGTTTTAGATATACAGTATATGATACTGCTGGTGCTTCAGAAACTGTATCGTATTCAGTAACACCACAACAATATACTGCACCAAATATAAACATATCGTTAAATGGTGATATTACATCACCTGAAACACAAAATTCTAGGGAAAGAGGTAATGTTATTAGTTGTCCAAGTGGATATGTTTGTAGCAACAGAGAATTAGTTAATATAGTTGGTTGGTGTTTACAAAGATGTTATAGTGGTGATTCATGGAAAACAATATCATCGGGTACTAGTTTAAATGAACAATGTATTAATATTCCATCTGTTGAAGATAATACAATAAGTAATAACGCTACTTGTATTAGTTATAGAATTTGTTATGAAGATGAATACACAAATGGTTGTGGTGGTAATCAATCGATTGGATTTAAAGATTATTCGTATTGGGGATTTAATAATACATATCCATTGAATAGCAGTCAAATTCAGACATTAGGTAATAAATGTTTTATGCCTGATGTTTCTTTAAATTGGAATAATATTAATACACCCGCAAATAATTACACATATTATGTGTATCCAAGTAATTATAGTGATATAACATCGATAATAAAAAATGGTGTGGAACAAGATTTAGGGGCATGGAGTGGATTAACAAACGTTTCCGTTACTAATTTACATGGTGTATCGGTAAATTATAAAGTATATAAAACAAACGCAAGACAAGCATATGGTTTAAGTGATTGCATTAAAATAACATAAAAAATAAATATTAAATTAAATATTAAAAAATTGGCATTAAGAAGAAGCGATATTGTAGAACATAATAATCCTAACTTAGCAGTTGTTGATAGTGACTTTGTAAAAGGTGGATTTAGAACAAAGGTTAATAATTTAACCGAGTTATATGATTTGTCATTAAAAATCGATGAACCAACAGCATCTGGTCAAATGAAAGAACATGCAACAATTGTGTATGTTATAAGTGAAAATGATTATTATGTGTTGGTTGATATTGATAACATTGATAATCACGATGGTTGGAAAAAATTTATTACAAGTGGTAGTGGTGGAACGATTATTGGTCTTACAGGAAGTACAAATGGTTTAACTGATAATAACAATATTGTTAGTTTAGGTGGGAATTTAATAACAGAAACAACATTAAACATAAATCAATTTAATTTAATATTAACAGGAACAACTGGAAGTGTTTTAACTACAATTAGCAGTGGAAGTTCGTCTTATGTTTGTACAAATATTAATGTTAATGAAATTATATTAAAAACAAACAATGATTTAAATTCTGCTCAAATTATTATTGATAAAAATACAAATAAAATAATAAATTGTGTTGAAAATGGTGATATTATATTAAGTACCTGTTCATATAGTGGTCTTAATGGTAAGATTTGTGTTTGTAGTTGTTCTGGTATTATATATGATAGTTGTTATCATGATAATTATACAAATCGTTCTTTAGTTGACAAAGAATATGTTGATAATAAATTAGATGGTATTAATGTTAGATATGCTGAACCATTATATCCTTTTTATGCGGAAGAAGATGATGATTTGATTGCTGTTACTGGATATAGTATTAGTAATGAAGCATATGTTTATTTATTAGATAAACCAAAATTGGGTCAATGTGTTACGATTACAGATATTGAAGGATGTGCATTAAAATATCCAATTATTATTAATGGTAATGGTAATTACATTAGTAGTGATTCAGATGATTTGGCATGTATTAATAGTGATTATGGTTCAATAACTTTAAGATATAATGGTATTTTTTGGAGTGTTGTGGCTTTTTATAATTAAAATAATAAAATGTTAAAATAGTAAAAAAATAAACTATTTATATAAAAAAATAATAAATGTTTTAAAAGTAAGAATATTATGGCAGTTGGTACAAAAATTTTAATAAATGATTCTAAAGTTGACCAAAAAGGAACTTTAACATTATGTGGATGTAATCAAATTAATAGTACGGGTTCTTTAGTATATTTAACAGACCAAACACAAGATTATAATTGTCTATCCGTACCCCATGTTGGTTATGTTACAGGTATAACTAGTGGTGTTTTAACTTGTTTAAATAGTTGTTTTTATAATAAAACAGAAATTAATAAATATACAGGAGATACCGATAATAGATTAACTGATATTGAAAGTATAACAAATGTTGCAGTAACAGGTGCTTCCAATGGAATAACAAAAATTGATTCACATAATATTGAATTAGGTGGTAGTTTAACTAAAAACACAACAATTTCGGGTTCTTATGGTTTTGGTGTTAATAGTAATACAATAAAATTTAGTGGTGTAACAAGTGGTGTTGAAATTGGTGGAAGTGGATTGTATTTAACTGCAAATATTCCTGGAAGTGGTGGATTACTTTGTTTAGGTGGTTCTGGTGAAGTTTGTCAAACATCTTTAGCAGCATTTGGTGGAATTACTGGTGGAACAAATGGTATTGTTGATTGTGGAAATCAAAATGTTGGATTGGGTGGTGTTCTTTCTTCTAGTACTACTATTTGTGGTGATGGAAATAATTTAAGTTTAGGTTCTGCTGGAAGTAAATTAGGTTTATTAACAATAAATAGTAGTGAAAATATTGGTATTAATAGCGATAAAAATTTACAAATATCAATATCGGGTGGTACTATTACTACTTCAGATGGAATGGGTTTAAGATATTCTTCTGACTATTCAGATACTTTTGTTGATAATTCATTAATTACTAAACGCTATGTTGATAATATTGTTTACGGTATTGACCCAAAATCGGCAGTTCTTGTTGCAACAACAGCAAATATTGATGAATTGATTGATATTAAAACTATTGATGGTATTAGTTTAACTGGTGGTGATAGAATTTTAGTAAAAGACCAAGATGATAAAACGGAAAATGGTATTTATATTGTTAATGATGGTAATTGGTATCGTGCAAACGATTTTGATGGTACTCCAAGTGGCGAAGTTACGCAAGGTGCATTAATACCAGTAATAACAGGAAATACTAATGCAAATACATTGTGGATATTGACATCTAAAGACCCAATTACTATAGATGTAGATGAATTAATTTTTACTAAATTTTCACAACTAATTGATGTTTCAAGTGGTAATGGTATTGATATATCAACAGTTGGTGCAGTAAAAACAATTAGTGTTGACTTAGCAGATAATTCGGGTTTGTGTTTTAGTAGTTCAGAATTGACAATAAACAGCAGTATTGCAGGTTCTGGATTATGTTGGAAAAACGGTGTTATTAATGTAGATGTACCAACAGGTGGCACTACTGGTGTTCCTGTTAAATTTGATGATTCTTATGATTTAATTGTTGAAACTTCAGCAATAAATAATGTATTGGGTGGTGTTTTAAGTGGAAGTACAAATGGATTAACTGATAATAATGGTATTGTTTGTTTGGGTGGTCAATTAATAACATCAACAGTAATTTGTGGTAATGATGTTTGTGGTTTGACTTATCAAGATACTGCAATAACAAATAAACGTGGTATTCAATATGCTGATGATTATAGTGCTACTTTTGTGGCAAGAAGTTTGGTTGATGCTGGGTTTGTAACAGGATTAACATCAACATCAGGAATTCAAACAGCATGTAATGGTTTAACAAAAGAAGGTAATGTTGTTGTATTGGGTGGTACATTAACAGGAAATACTGAAATTGATGTTGATAGTTATGAATTTACTATTTGCAATAGTAATAGTTGTGTAACAATTCAAGATGGTTATGCTGAATTGGGAACTGATTCTGGGGAAACTGTTGTTATGTTAGGTGGTGGTCATTTTGATGTTGCTGCTGGTATTAATGTTGGTGTTCATGGTGATTGTAGTGGTGCTATGTTAATATATGCATGTGATGTTGTTTATGTAAATAATGATAAGGTACAAATGGAATTATATAATTCTTTAAATTATTTTAGTGTTTATAATAATTGTAATCAAAATTTAATTTTAAATGGTAATAATGATATTGTTTGTTTATCTAATTGTGGTAGTAATTTAACTATTTGTGGTTCTGATAATTTAATTGAATTAAATGCTTGTAATTCAAGTATTAAATTATCAGAAGATTATATGTGTTTTTATAGTGATTGTTTAGTAATAAACAATTATAGCACAATATTTACATCAATAAATGGTACTGGTATTGAATATGGTGATTGTTATCATGATACGTATACAAGTCGTTCTTTGGTTGATAAAGAATATGTTGATAATATTAAAGTTAATGCAGATAATGGTTTAAGTGTTAGTGGTGGTACTATTGTTTTAGGTGGTACTTTAACAGGTGATACTACTATTTATGGTGATTGTAATTCATTGAATATACCAAATTTAAAAGAATTTAATGTTGTTGGTGATTGTATAAAAATTTCACCACAACATAGTTCAGTATGTCATTATAAGAATGGAACAGTTATAGGTGGTTCTGGAATTATATGTGGTTATAATAGTGTTGTTATTGGTGGTTCAGACCTAACTAGTGGTGGATATGGTAATTATTCATTATCAATGATGGGTGGTATTGCATGTGGTTGTCAATCTATTGCAATTGGTAGAGATATATGTTGGGGTACTAGGGCATATGGTGATTATTCAATTTCAATTGGTTATGCAAATTGTGTGAATTCTTGTTATGGAACAATAATTGGTGGTACTTTTAATAGTTTGAATTGTGGTAATAATTATTCAATAATATTGGGTGGTTGTAGTATTGGAATTCCAGAAAATTCATATTGTAATACTGCAATAGTACCTAATTTAGTAATATGGGAAACACCATCTAGTGGTTCTGTTAGTGATTCTGTTTTAGTTTGGAATTCTACAGATAAAATGATTAAGACAGTTTCTGGATGTGATATTGGTGATAGTAATAATAACTATTTAATTTGTGGAATTTCTGCAAATACTTCATTTACAAATACGGGTAAAACATATTTAATTGCGGTAAATACTACTAATAGTTCAATCTGTGTAACGTTACCAAGTTCAGTATCGAATGGTAGAGCATTCAAAATAAAAGACGTATCAGGTAATGCACTTACAAATAATGTTATTATTTGTTCACATGGTGGTACTCATAAATTTGATGGTAATAATAATGCATTAATAAATACAGATTATGGTTCATTAGAATTAGTATATTCTGAAGAATTAGGTATTTGTGGTTGGTTTGCAGTTTCATACATGAATTAACCATAGGTTATCTTATTATAAAAATGGGAAATTGTATAATTTCCCATTTTTTATTTTTTTTTTTGAGTTTTTTTTTATTTATTTTTGTATTTATAAAAAATTATAAAATTTAATAAATTTAATTTATGGATAAAATTCAATTAAACAGTGATAGAATATCTGAAAATGATAAGTATGTTATATTTCATACAGAAGGTGGGCATGGAAAACAATGTATGGCAACTGCTGTATGTAGAGCGATTAAAAAAAAATATCCCGATAGAAAATTGGTGGTTGTTACATCATGGGACGGACCGTTTTTTTATAATCCCGATGTTTTTCGTTTTTATACATTTGGTCAAATGCAATATTTTTTCAGTGATTATATTAAAGATGATACAATAATATTAAGACATGAAGTTTATCATTCTGAAGACCATATATTACAAAGAAAACATTTAACTGAATCTTGGTGTGATATGTATAACATACCTTACGATGGTTATAAACCGAAAATATATATTAATCCTCGTGAATTAGAAATTGCAAAAGATAAAATAAAACCAGATAATAGACCGATAATGTTATTGCAAACACATGGTGGTTCACCAAATTCACAATATAGTAAAAAATCTTGGTATAGAGATATGCCAATTGAAATAGCACAAAAAATAGTAAATCATTTTAATAAAACATATCGTATTTTACATATTAAATCACAAGAACAACCAACTTTACAAGGTGTTGAAATGTTAAATTTACCACATAGAGAATTATATGCCGTATTTCCGTTAAGTACAAAAAGATTATTTATTGATAGTTTTGCACAACATGTTGCTGCTGCTCTTGATTTACAATCAACAGTTGTTTGGATTGGAAACAAACCAGAAGTTTTTGGATATCCTGAACACATTAACATTAAACCAAATGCTAATTATGTTAGAGAAATAAATAAATTTAGTTATTTAGACCAATTTGATATATCTGGTCAAGTTCAACAGTTTCCATATGATACAGTAAACTTATTCAATGTTGATGAAATCATTGAAGCAGTAAATAAACAAAAATAATCAATAATTCAATTTATTATTCTTAAACCTATCGATTTCGATGGGTTTTTTTTATTTCTTTTTGATGATTGTGTGTTATTTTTTAAAGTATTTATAATTAATGGTGAATAATATATTATTATTTGAAAATAAAATTTAATTTATTGAACAAACTATGGCGTTAGATACTAAACTAAATTTAAATGAATGTAAGTTTGAACAATTAACAACCGAAACATTAAATTTGTCGGGATGTACAAACATATTTGGAAATTTAATAATTAAAAGTGGTGGAACAATATCTATTTTAGATAATCATGGAATGGGTAAGGTGTTTACATCAGATGATAATGGTAATGGTTTTTGGGGTGAAGGTTTTGTAACTGGATTTACGAATGGTTTAATTAAATATAATAATCAAAATGTTTGTTTAGGTACACCAAGTGATATTGATAATACTACTATAAATTTAGTTACTGGAACAACACACACACATAAATTTAAATCTAGTAGTTTTGTAAGAAATGATGGGGGCATTTTAGTAGATGGTGCTGGTCGTTTTTATCTTGACGATAGTTATGTTAGTGATACCACATTACCTAATTTATATACCATTACTGGTATTACATCAAATCAAAGTATTGGTATTTTAGAATCTGGACAAACATTAGGGATGGTATATATTACGAATTTAGGTAGTGAAATTGCATATGTTAATTTGGGTACAACACCAACAGGTGATGAAATTACACCATATACAACAATTAAAATTTTACCTAATGATGATGTTTCAGTAACCATTAACATGAGGTTATCTAAATCACTTAATAAAACAATTTATATAAGTTCATCTGATTGGAATAATATTGAATTGGAAGTCCAATGGGCTAATATAACATATCAAAATGCTTCTACAACAATAACACCTAGTGATTTACCAATGGCTAGTGATATTACATTGGGTGCAATTAGAATTGGTGATGGTATTTCTATTGATGGTGATGGTATTGTATCAGTTGATAGCATTGATTTAAATAATATTTCTGATGTTAGTATAACAACACCGAGTATTGGAAATTTATTAATGTATAATGGTTCTAATTGGGTTAATTCTGGTTTAACAATAACAACAAATTTAAGCGAATTAACTGATGTTAGTATTAATTCACCTGCTAAAGATGAATTATTGGTATATGATGGTAATAAATGGATTAATACGGGAATTACAACAGGTGGTGGTTTTTTAGGATTGGTAACAAAAACATCATCAAAACCATCAAATTTAAAACAAAATCAATGGGTTAAACCAAGACCTGAAGACAATAATAATCTTGAATACACATTTACAAATTTTTGTGATAGTTTGGGCAATCCAATAAATGTTAATTTAAGTTTAGAAGATGTTTATTTAAGATATTGTGAAAGTGGCAATTATTGGACAAAAGAGTATTATGATAAACCATTAACATACGATAAAACTTGGATTGGTAGTTATGAAAATAAAGTTTGTGAAATACCTGTAATTGATGAATGGGTTTCCTCTGAAGAAGCATTGTGTCATATTGGTCAAAAATTTTCATACGAATCACAAACAATTATGGTAAATGATTTGGATACTTGTATTTCTATACCAAATAATATATTAATTGAAAATATTAATTTAAAAAACGTTGGAAATACTAAAATTTTAACAGTACCAAGTGGTAAAAGAGCAATTATTAATGATTTAAAATTAATCATGTTGCAACAAGCAAATCCAACAACATTAACTATTAATGTTGGAAGTGGTGGGGGTGTATATAATAATTTAATAAATGGTTATGGTATTTCAAATATTTGTCAGTATGAAGTTTATAGTTTACCAGTACCCCAAGAGCCTAATTTAGCATTAAATAGTGACGTATATTTAAGAGTTGTTTCTGGTTCAACACATGCTAATGAATTATGTGGTCATTTACTTGTTAATGCGTTTATTTTTTAATTATTTATGATAAGAAGTGGAAATAACATATTAAAAAATGGGGAATGTCTTTTCAAATCACAGGCATTGGAATCGTATTTAGAACATAATTATAATACTACAACATATTTAACATTAAATTATTCTGATGTAACAAGCGATAATCCAATTATTGTTTATTATAAAACATCGAATGGTGTTGATAAAAAAACATTAGTTGGTAAATCAGAAAGTGGTAATAATTTAAATTTTACTACCCCAAATAATACGTTATATAAAAGTTTTTATTTTAGAGGTTCTTTGGAAAATGTTCATAAATTTAGTTTTAATCGAACTTGTCGTGGTAATCTTATTAAATTAATGAATCAATTTCCTAATTTAAGTAGTTTTAGTATTAATAATGGAATTTTCAATCAAAACATATCAAATTCTTTTTTTCCTTCAAATTTAATAAATTTTTATATTAACGATAATAGTTTAAGTGGTAATATTAATACAATTGGTAATCTTAATAATATTGAAACAATATATTTAAGATATTGTAATTTTAATGGTAATTTTACGAATATTGATTTTAAGAATTTAATAAAAATTGAATTATTATATTTACCATCGTTAAAAGGTAGTATTAATGATTTATTAGAAAATAATCTAAATTTTAATTATTTGCATATAAGTAATTTACCAAAATTTAGTGGTAATTCTTCAACATTAAATATGAAAAATTTGGAATATATATCTATGAATGTTGATACTAATGATAATTTTATTGGTAGTATAACTAATTGGGAATTTAATACTGGTTTAACAAATTTAACTTTATATTCAAGATATTTAACTGGTGATATTACGAATTGGGATATTGAAAATACAAAAATTACTGATTTTTATTTAGCAACAAATCAAAATATTGTTGGAGATTTATCGAATTGGAAATTACCTTCAACAATAAATAATTTTAGTTTATATTATCTTGGTATAACTGAAATACCAAAAAATATTAATGTTGGTATGGTTAATTCCAATAATCAAATAAATATTCAAATTTGTAATAGTTTAACTGGAATTACAAACACATCAATAACTGGTTTTTCAACAACTATTTATAGTTGTAATAATTTAATTGATATTACAAATATATCAATAAGTGGTAATAATATTTACATTCATTATTGTGGTAATCTAACTGGAATTACAAACACCTTGATGAATGTAAAAACAATAAATATAAATAACTGTAATAAATTAATCTCAATTGATGGTTTAGTAATACCCGATGATTTAATTACATTTAAT